GTTTATAAAAAAGAATTTATAAAAAAATTTCGTAAAATAGTAAATAAAAAATTAAAAAAAAACATAAAAAATAAGTCAATGAAAAAGAAAAAAAAGAAAAAAAATAGAACATACAAAAATACTTCATAGTAAGAATAAATTATTTTAAATATGAAAAATAATTTATTTATGTTTTCGGGTACCTCTTGAGTGCTTTTTTTTAAGTTTTCTTTTTTTTGTTCCAGAGTGTTTTTTTTTATTGTTACTGTCTAACATATTATTTTTATGTAGATTTAATAATTTTTCATATATATCATCCTCAATGACATTTTCTTCTTCAGATATAGAATCATTTGTTTGATAATCTTCATATGGTATAAATAAATGTATTCCTGCTGGTACTACATAATTATCACTTTTTTCTAAAATAGGAATATCATTATTCATAAACAAATTATTTAATTTAAATCCTAGACTTTCTACATCACCTTTTTTATTTTTAGTATATATATAATCATTGGTATCAAGTTCACTTTTTAGATCAGGAATTATGACATGCTCCATTATATATATATTTATTTATTATTTATATGATTTTGAACTCCAATCATATTTTTTATTTTGTATGTTTATTTCATTAAAAATTTTACTTTTGTTATTTTTTTTACTATTTTTTTCAAGATCTTTTTTTATAAATGGTTCTGCAAGTAAAGGATTACAATAAAAATATTCTAAATCATATTCTTTTACACAGTTATTGTAAATAATATCTAATATATCAACTTGTTTTTTGGCAATATTTCTAGGGTGAAAATTAGGATAATCAAATGTTTCTTCGCAATATTTATCAATAACATCAGATAGTTTGTATTTAAAATCATCATAATGATTATTTTCTATAATTTGTGAAATACCGTCAATTTCTAACAAAATTTCAGGTGGATATAATTCTCTAAATTTCTCTTCATAACTTTTTTCATCATATTCATATTTGTTTGAATCGTCTTTTTTTCTAACACTTGGCATTATTGTAATATAAATAACTTGCTATTTCGTTTTTAAATTTGTTTTTATTATTAATTTCATAACCATTAATTTTACTGATATAAATAAGTTCATCACATATCATATTACATTTTTCATATACTTTTAAATTTTCGTCATAATAACTATTTAACCAATCTTGAAAGTCTTGTTTTTCTAGAAGTTCTTTATTTTTACGTAAAGACTCGTGTAATGCTTTTAAATTATACATTATTTAAAATAAAAGTATTTACTTTAAATAATTTAGTTATACATTCTTTTGATAGAAGCTTCATATTTTGATTCACGACTAGATTTAATAAATTTAATTATAGCATCAACTTGTTCTTTATTTTCGATACATTCATTTAAACATTTTTCTAGGAATTTGAATGTTAAAGGTGATGTAATTTTATTATTTTGAAATTTTAATTTTCCATCAGAAATTTGTATAGTTGCGTGTGCTAAATTATTTTCTTCAGTATAAATTAATATTTTATCAGAGATTGAATTTTTTGTACTACGTATATCCTTTACACGTTCTTTTAATTTTTTTTCTTGATTATCTAATGCGACCCATTCCTTAATATTCTTTTCAAATTCCATTTATTATATAGTATCAATAAATTTTAATATAATTTTCATAAATATATTAAAATAACTTAATCAATAATTAACGACGTCTACGGCTTCTGCTTTTGCGGCTCTTTCTACGTCTGCTTTTGCTTTTACGTCTACGGCTTCTGCTTTTGCGGCTCTTTCTACGTCTGCTTCTGCTTTTACGGCTCTTTCTACGTCTGCTTCTGCTCTTTCTTTTTTTTCCACCATGTTGATGTGTTTCATCACCACAGTTACCACCTTTCATTTTTCTTTTTCTACGTCTTTTTTTACTTTTCAAACTTTTTCTTCTCTTACGACCCTTACGGCTTTTACGTGTTTTTTTGCTCTTACGGCTTTTACGACTCTTTCTACGTGTTCTACTTTTTCTTCTTTTTCCACCAACCATTCTTTTACCGCTTTTAGAACGAATACTTCTACCCTTTCTAGTTCCTTTAAATAAACCGGCTAACAATGTTGCTGGTAATATTGCTTTTAACATACCACCTTTTTGAGGCATTATAAACTTTGGTTAGATTTTTTTTAGAGAGTTGATAATTAATTTACTACGCAGTAATAAAATAAATATGCCTAAAATTAATAAAAAACTAATTAACACTAATAAAATAGATATGAAAATGTAAGGGTATATTTCTTGCATAAGCATATCTATAACAGGTTTCATTATTTTTTTAAATTCATCTTTTACATCTTTACGGTCTAAAATTTGAATACATTCTTTTAGTAAAAACTCTTTTATATTATTACTCATTTATCATTATATATATATTAAAATGCGTGAAACTTAATTTATTTTTTTGATAATAAAAAATAAATGACAAGTATGAATTATAATTTAGATGAAACTTTTCCGTTCGATAAAATTACTTTAGCCAATCCATCTAGTTTACAGGGAGGTGGTGCTTATTTTTCTAAAATAAAATTTGAAGAAGATGATTTACTTATTCAAACACCTAAATGTTTAACAAAAAACGGAATACATAAAACAGGTAAAAAAATTTATACTGATTTACAGTTATCTTTTGATGAATCAGTTTTTATAAATTGGATCGAGAATTTGGAAGAAAAAATACGAGATTTGATTTATGAAAAAAGAAATATTTGGTTTAATAATGAACCTGATAAAGAAGAAATAGAATACAATTGGAATTCTTCACTTAGAACATATAAGCAAAAATATCAACTATTACGTCTTTACATACCAAAAATAAAAATTTCTGAACAACAGCAAATACAAATATGGGATGAAGAACAAAAAGTTTTATCTTTAGACGATATTCAATCATCTAATAAATTAATAAATATTATTGAAATAACAGGATTAAAATTTACAAATCAATCTTTTCATTTAGAATTTTTAATTAGACAAGTAATGGTATTTAAAGAAAAAAAAATATACAATAAATGTTTGATAAGTTTGAATAATAACATAGAAAAACCACAACAACAATTGATTGAAAATACATCAGAAGATTTAGAGAAAGATACTAATGATTTAGCAAAATCTAAACAAGAAACAGAAAAAGAAAGAGAGAAAGAAATGAAAAAAGAAACAGAAACAGAGAAAGAAATGGAAAAAGAAACAGAAACAGAAACAGAAACAGAGAAAGAAATGGAAACAGAAACAGAAAAAAGAGAAGAACATTTAGAAAAAAACAAGCATGTAATCAAAATACAATCATTTATGAGAGGTTTTTTAAAAAGAAAACAATTAAAACAAGAACATTTAGAAAAAAATAATAGTGCTAAGAAAATTCAATCATGTATAAGAAGATTTTTAAAACAGAGAAATAAAGAAGATAAAACAAAAGATTTAGAAAAAAAAATAGAAATACCAATTCATACAAAACCTTTAGAACAAATAAATGAGGTTGATATAGCAATACCTGTAGAAAATGAAATAATAAGTTTAAAAAAACCAGAAGATGTATATTTAAATATTTATAAAGCAGCAAAGAAAAAAGCAAAAGAAGCAAAAGCAATAGCAATAAAAGCATATCTTGAAGCAAAAAGAATAAAAAAAATATATTTGTTGGATGAAGTTGACACAAGTGGTTCTGATACAGATGAAGAATATTTGAGTTAATAAACGATTGATTTAGGCATTTTATGTGTTTATAAAAAAATATTTTCCCTATTCTATTTATATAATGAACTTGAACAAATTGATTAAAAAGATAACCAACAATCAATTACTAATGGTTGTTGCTGCTGTTGCTCTTGTATATGGTTTTTATCATTATTCCAGTCAAAAATCTATGGTAACTGACAATATGGCTAATACTGCTCCTGCTCAGGCTGCACCAGTTGGCGTTAAACCTGCTAATCCTTTAGGAGGAAATGGTGGTGTAGGTTCTGCTAATGGCTTGTCTACAAGCCAAAATGGTTTACCAGCAAATGCATCAAAAAAACGTGTTGTTGATCCAAAAGAATTGCTACCAAAAGGTGGTAATACTCAATTCTCAAAATTAAATCCTAACAATGGTGACCTTTCAAATGTAAGTTTGTTGAAAGCAGGTCATCATGTTGGTATTAACACTGTAGGAACTAGTTTGAGAAATGCTAACTTACAACTTAGAAGTGAACCACAAAATCCTAGAATGGCAGTAGGACCTTGGAACCAAAGCACTATTAGTGGTGACACAATGAGACGTTCTTTAGAAATTGGAAATTAAATATAAATAATATAACTGTTTGATATATTATTTATTATATATATATGAGTTCATTTAAAGAAAATATGTTTGGATACATACTGATTGTGTTTGTAGTAATGTTTTGTTTAAAAATATATTCAGAATCAGACGCTTATAATTTAAAATGTATAGAATCTAGTGTAGATGGTAATACATATTGTGTAAGAGAAACACCAAAATTAGAATTAGTTGCGGATTTACTTGCAAGAGTAACAGTAAAATTAAAAAAACTGGTAGATCACGTTTCAAAAAAATATCCAAAAAGAGAAAACGTTAAAAGATTGGTAAAAGGTTTTAATCCAAAAAAAATAAATGAAATTTTACCTACTAGTAAATTTACTGCTTATTCAGAAAATAAAGGTGAAAAGTTGGCATTTTGTACAACAACAACAAAAGGAGGTTCTAGGTTGATTGATGAAAATACATTAACATTTGTAGGTATTCATGAAGTATCTCATATAATGACAAAAAGTATAGGTCATAAACCAGAATTCTGGAGAAATTTTAAATTTTTATTACAAAACGCAAAACAAATAGGTATTTACGAACCTGTTGATTATAAAAAAAAACCACAACCATATTGTGGTATGGATATAACCGATAATCCATATTATGATTACTAATTTCTTTTCCAATATTGATAATTAAAACAGATATTATTTTCTTTTTTTATTTGCGTATGTAATTTCATTGTAAAATTATCTGGTATTTCTGGAAAAAATACATCGCAATCATAATCTTCGTATATAACAGTAAGATATATAGATTTTACCAAATCATTATCTAAACAATACTTGTAAATGGCATTACCACCGATAATCCATGTATTGGCACTATTATAATTTTTTATACTTTCAATATTATTATGAATGATTACATCTTTATGATTAATTATATCTGTTTTAGATGATATAATTATATTTTTTCTTTTAGGCAATGGTCTAACTTTTTTTGGTAAACTTTCCCAAGTTTTTCTACCCATTATTACATTATTTTCTATTTTATGCGAATTTATAGTGGTAAGAAATTTAAATCTTTCTAAGTCACTAGGCAAATGCCAGGGTATAGTATTTTTAAAACCTATACCTCTATTTTTACACAAAGCAACGATAATATTCATTTAATTATATAATTAATTATATATTATTTATTTATATATGTTGCAAATATTTAATGTTTTTTACAAAAATAAAAATAAGATAGAAAAAATATATGTATTTGGAAGTAAGAAAGATTTAACAAAAACAGAAATAAGTAAATTAGAAAAACATAAGTGTGATATTGAATATGTTAATGCTTATATTCATTTAGATGATAATGTTGATATATTAAGAAAAAAAATATTTTATTTTTTAAAAAGTAAAATACCAATTGAAGAAATGTATTTATTTTCCAAAAGAAAAGAAATAATAAAACCAGAAAAATTATTTAACTATTTAACACAAAATCAAACTATTAATTTGGATTATCAAACGATATACAATTATTTTTTAAACTTAAATGAAACAAGTATATTAAAAAAAATAAAAGAAGGTACTGAAAATTACACATATGATGAATTTAAAAAAATAGTTAAAGAAAATGAATATACCGTAGATTTTTCTATAGGTATCAAGTTTACAGCAAAAAAGACAATTTTAAATACAAATGATCCATATAAATTTACAAATATAGATAAAATATTAAAAAATAATTTTGATTTACTTTTCACTAGTGAAAATAAAAAATTATTATTTGAATATGGTAGTTTTTTAGATAATAATATTTATCTTACACATGCCGAAGATGTTTTAAAATTTTATGATGATAGTAAAGAAAATGATATATTGAAAAGTTATTTTCCTTCTTTATTTATGAAATTACAAAAAGACAATAATTTGACTTTTAAAGATATAAAAAACAAAAGAAACGAACAACTACAAAAAGACCAAAAAGTAAATGAATATTTTGAAAATAAAATGAATAGAAAAATAGATTTGTTTTACAATATAAATAAAGAAAAGTTATCATTAAACATAGAGTATGGTATACAAAAAATTATGTTTACAATTCATCAAGAAAATAAAATGAAAATACCACTCGACACACTATTTAAATTAATTAAAACAAATATTAATATACCATTTATAAAATACAATCCTGGAAATAGAAGGGAAAATATTTATAGATTATTTACAAATAAAATGTCTACAAATGGTAAAAAGATTCCAGTATTATACAATGTAAAAAAAAGAAAAAATAAAATTATAAAAATATCACAAGTATTGGCTACAAAAAAAAAGATTGGATTTTTAATACGTCATAGAAAAGATTCTAATATTGTAGATATATTTTGCGAAATACTGGAAAATGGTTTGATAGAGATAAGAATAAATAAATTTGGCGACGGTGAACATTTAAAAACTGTAAAAGAAATAGAAACAATAATACAAGAATCTGTAAATAAACATATTTTAATGCCTATTCGTAAATATTTTCAAGAAACAGGATATAAATATTATATATTTGAGAAATTAGATCATAAAAATATTGAAATAAATAACATTGACTATGTTTTTAAAATAGAAAATGACAATAATTTAGACTTGACAGAAAATACAAAATTAATATCTAATATATTTGAAGTATCACAATCAGTTTTAACTAACAGTAAAAAAATAAAGATGCGATATAAGAAGATATCTAATTACAATAAAATGAATGGAATAAATAGTTTTATTATAGAACAAATGCAGATAAGTAGAGACATAGATTACATCGTTAAAATTTTAATGAATAATTATAATATTAGTTTAATTGATGCCAAAACAAAAGTAAGCAATGTAATAAATGAAATGAAAGTTCAAATGGATTTGTTCGAAAATAAGAAAGTATTTCGTGACCATCCAGGATTTCCAATAGAAATAAAGCAAATAACAGATATTAGAAAAGAAAAAAATGTAAAGTTAAACATTATAAAAGTAGAAAAAATAAATCATGTTCAATACTTAAAACATTTAACAATGTATATTTCTTCACTATACAAAATAATATTACAAGATATCGTTGATAATAATATAAAAAATGAAATAAAAAATTTACAAAAAACAGATGAAATAACATTAGTTAAAGAAAAACAATCTGTTTCTATTGGTGAAGAAGGTTTTTCAAAACGAAAATCTGTAAATGTAAATGAAAATAATAAAATAGAATTAAGTGATGATGATGATTCCGATGATGATTTTTTAGATGGTCTAGGATTTGGTGATAATGTATCTGATAATGAAAATGATAAAAGTAAACAAAGTAATGATTCACTAATAAGTATTGATGATTTAGATAATATATCTTTAGATGATGATGACGATGACGATGATGATGACGATGAAGAAGAAAATCAATATATTAATATAAATGTAAGTAATAAAAAAAATAGTGTAAAGCAAAATAAAAAAATAAAAGAAGAAAAATTTAATTTTGATAATCTACGAGTAAAAGGAATGGAAAATTATTTTTTAGATCGTTTAAGAAATAGAAATCCAAAATTATTTAAAAAAGATGTAGGTGATGGTTACAAAGCATATACAAAAACATGTGTTGCTCAATATTCAAAACAACCAATTCCATTAACAGATGCTGAAAAAAATTACATAGATGAACGTGATAAAGAAAGTGGAATTAAATCATACGATGAACACATAACATATACAAATGATACAAAGCAACACTATATTTGTCCTAGATTTTGGTGCTTACAAGATGAAAACAAAAAACAGAGAAGTTTAAGTGTAAATCAAATAAATAATGGTGAATGTGGTGGTTGGGATGCAGTAGTTTGGTCACAAGAAAAAAAAGGAGGTCTTGGTCCTGGTAAAAGAATAATGGAATTTTCAGATACAAGATTTCATCTTAATAAAAAACCAAATGAAGTTTTAAAAGATAAACTAGCAAAAAAAATAGTTTATAAACCAATGTATCCTAGTTTTCAAGAACCAGAAAAACATCCAGATAATTTATGTGTTCCGTGTTGTTTTACAGTTCCAACTTTTCAAGCTGATAAGAAAGATACAAAAAATTTTGAAACAAAAGAAGGAAAGAAAACAAAACAGTATTATAATTATATTTATAGTGTATCAAAAGATGGAAAGTTACCAACTTGTAAAAAAGGAAAAAATTGTCATGATAAAGATGGTAAAATCAATTTTGATAATATAGAAGGTGAAAAACAAGAAAGAACTTCGCCAAAACCTAAGCGTAAAAATATGTATGACCAATGCGATGATAAAGCCAATAATAAAGACGAAAATAAAAAAGTTAAAAAAGATAATATAGATGAACAACCATTAAAAACGTCATTTCCATTATTTAAAAATCAATTAGGATATTTATTACCTCAGATATCTAAATTTTTAAATTATAGTGTTGCAAATAAATGTCATATCAGTTTAAATGATATTGGATTAAAATTAAATACATTTTGTTTAATGAGAAAAGGTGTTGAAAGAAAAAAACATCAAACTTTTTTGTCATGTATTGCTGAAATATATAATGATATGAAAAATCCATCAAACAAAAATGAAATAAGACCTATTGATGAAGGTACAATAAGTGTAAAAGAATTAAAAGATAAAATGATTGAGCAATTAACAATAGATAAATTTATTAGTTATCAAAATGGTAATCTAGTTAAAATATTTGAAAAAAATGTAGAAGTAAAAATAACAGAAAAAGTAAAGAGTAGTGTATTTTATAAAAATATAAATAAAAATGTAAATAAAAAAACTAAGAATATAAAAATTAAGTCAGTTGTTTCGGCGTATGAAAATTACAAAAAATTTTTATTAAATAGTAATGAAACAATTGATTATAAGTATATTTGGGATATGTTATGTCTTCGAGAAAGTGATGGTGGATTATTTACAAATGGAATGAATTTAATTATATTGAATAGTCCTAATGATGATATTACTGGAAAAATTCAATTAATATGTCCTTCAAATGCTTATACAAATGATTATTTTAATCCAAATAGATTGTCTTTAATTTTATATTCTATGTCGGGCTTATATGAGCCATTATTTTTATTTAATAAAAAAAACAAAAAACAAAAGAAAAAAAATGTTTATAATATTATTAAATTATTGGATACTGAAACAATACGTAAAAAAATACCATCATTATTAAAGGTTTTAAAATTAATTCCTGAATATTGTAAACCATTTAATAGTAACGATAAAGATGATTTCAAAAATAATTTGACATTAAATCAATTAATAAATGAAGTAAACAAAATTAATTATAATATTAAAAAAACAATAGTAAATTTAAATTCAAAAGTAATAGGTTTAATAATAAATAAAAAAAATAGCAAAAAAGATATATATATTCCGTGTAAACCATCAGGAATAAAAATAGATATAGATTATGAATATTACCATGATATACCAATACATTCATATCGTGAAACAGTTAATATTTTAAACGAAATAAAATCACTAAGTAATGATAAAATATTATGTAAGCCAGTAAAAAAAATAGTAGATGAAAATAATGTATTAATAGGTTTGATTACAGAAACAAATCAGTTTATTAAAGTACAGCCTACTAACAATACTGATAGTATAATGGGTGAAGAACAAGATGGTATTGAGAAAATAAAAAATGTTTTTGATGAAGATTATGTAAAAGTTGATAATCATTTAATTTTAAATAAATCATTTGATGTTGAAAGACAAAACATTTCAAATAAAATTAAACTAGAAAGTAATTTCTATAATATGTTCCGCGCTACTTTTAGAAATATAATAAATAAAAATGAAAATTTTACAGACAAAAAAGCAATAAAAAGAGTTATAAAAGAAAATATGGTTTACATAGAAAAAATTCATATTATAAGTCGTATCATTAATAAATTATTAAATAAACAAATTATTTGGTTGGAAGATAATAAAAAGTTTACTAACAAAGATTACAAAGATATAGTTAAGTGTTTTGGATTAGACAAGGAAAATTGTGAGGCAAATGAATTTTGTAGTTTTGCAAGTAAAAACAATTGTAAAATAATGTTACCAAAAAATAATTTATTTTTTAAGAAGGTAAAGAATAGTAAAACATATTATCATAAATTAGCAGACGAACTGTTAAGATATCCAAGATTAAATAAATTTATTTTAAATCCAACAACATTTTTAAACTATAGAGAAATAAATTATGATCTACATGAAAATGAAATAATATTATTAGAAGTATTATTAAAAGAAGAATACTTTACAAATATAAAAATCATGAAAGAAAGTAATTTTATAAATAAGAAAAATGTATATGATATAGCAAATCCATTAAATAAAACCACAAATAATTATATTAATTTGGAAAATATAAAAGAACAAAGTTTAAAATTAGAAAAAATTCAAGAAGAAAATAAAAATATTGATGTTGTATTTCATGATGATTGTGTTAGAAAAGGAATATTTGTTAAAGGTCAGGATATTAAGAGTAGTGATAATTTGAAAATTATAACAAAAAAAGATATATTAGATAATAATAATTCAACATTTTCTAGAGAATTTTATAAAAATGATAAAAACAATTGTGGTTTGACTATGATAAAAAAAATAATTAAGTTACATACAAATAAAGATGTAACAAGTGAAATGTTATATGAAGATATTGCTAATTTTTATGTTAAATATCACAAAAATAATAAATTTTTACGTTGGATATTGCTAGAAAAGAAATTCTTAAAGAAAAAAGAAGTTAGAAAAACATCGGGAAAAAATGAGTTTAAAGAAATAATAATGTCAGATGATTATTACTTAACGTGGTTAGATTATTTTATTTTATCGGATATTTATAAAATACCGGTTATTTTCTTGAATGAATCAAATAAATCAAAGATAGTATTACAAAAACAAACATATCCATATATTTTAATAAATAGTAAAAGTGAGAATCATTATGTTATATTAGGAAGTAAATTACAAATACCACCAAAGAAAGATGATAAATACAAACCAAAATATGCTTTATTAAAACATGAAAATAATTATTATATAAATAATAACAATTTTGAAAAATATAATGAATTAAAAAAAAATGCTTATGATAGTATAGATGATTATATAAAAGATATATCAGAATTAATAATAAAAATAAAAATAAAAAAAAGAAAAAAGAAAGACAAATAATTATAAATAATATCAATAATTATTTGTGACGATTTCTGTAAGAAGGCAATCGAAATTCGTTAATTCTACTGGTTGGAGATGGTACGGGTGAACGTGTTATTTCGTTTGATGGAATAAAAATACTAACAGGTGGATTTTCACGATTCATATGTTCCTCTGTTTTATCTTGTATATCTTTTGTTATGTTTTGTATTGTTTTAATTATATCCATTAATTTATTAACTAATAAATCTTTATGATTTTTTCTAATAATAGGATTGAATGAGTATTTCAATTTAATATAATTGTATATATGGTTTCTGAAGTGTTTTATATATATTTTTTTAATATCATAAGAAATAATATTGTTTATTTCCATTCCTGCCATACTGGTTTTAAAATCATTATTCATAGCAACCAAATAATCAAATTTGTCTAAGATAGATGCTGTATTATGAAAATTATCAATAGCGCATTCTCTTAAGTAAGGAAAGCAACTATTGGTAAACAATATATTATCAAAATTATATTTAAAAAATAGTTGAATGACAATAGGAATATTATAATTAGAATACAATAATTTAAAATAAATATTATACAAGTTATGTTTTTTAAATGGTATGTTAGTATATGGATTTTTCATATCTAATGGTTTTGTAAATAAACCTTCAGTATTTTTTAAAGCCATATTCCATAAAGTAATTAAATCAATTAATGTAAAAGTATAAATAGTATCATAATGAATTAAAGTAATTTTTTTGGATTCTTCAATATCAGAAAGTGTTTTATCCATTAAAATATTAGTATTATTAGTGTAAACTTTCATTTTTTTCATTCGCCATATTTTAACAAATAATTTGATTGCATTAATAGTTTTCTTAGCATTAATATATATATCATCTACTTCATCATATTTTCCGTGAGAAATATGTAAATAATAAAAAAATATAGGATTACGAAAACGAATTGCATCAAAAAAAATACTTTTATATAATATTTTATCTTGAGGTTTTTTATTATTAATTAAGTGGTCTATAATATTTAATAGCAAAAGCATTAATATTAAATATTATTTTTTTTTATAAATTAAAACCCGGGATCATACTCTGTATCAATGTCACCTAAATCTTCTTTTTTGATATATTTTGTTGTATCATTTAATTTGATATTTTCCATTGCGCATTTTTCATCGACGTGTTTATAAATATCATTTGTGTAATCTTCTTCAGCATCCAATGATTTATCACCCAATTCACCCATTTTATCAATATCTAGTATCAACTGAAATGAACTAGTTCCAAAATAACCTTCTTGACCACACATAATATTAGAAGACACACCAGTCATTAAATCTAGTTCTCCATGTTTTGCTGCTCTAATAAACATTTCTGGAGTTTCCTCAAAACTAGCCTTAGCAATTGGACCAATATCATCATTATTAATACCGTGTCTAAATATTGAAACCATTTTTTTTGTAGCACACATTCTATCACACAATAAATCTAAGTGATGTGTGTTAATATAAGTACCATCAAAACTAATGGCTTCATCAAATTCATTATATACAGATTGTCTAGCGGCTTCAATACCCAATAATTTATATATTTCTTGAATATCATTGCTAAATGTTCTAGAGAAATCGATATCATCTCTTCCTAAAACATCTAATAAATTAGTTCCTACAGTATCTAAAACCCAAATATCTTTTGGAACCCAATTACCATTATTCTTTTTCATAGTATTTTTAATAGTTCTAGCATTAATTTTCTTAATATTTTTAATACCTTTTAAGATAATGTTATTTAAAATGTTTTCTTGCATATTCTTCAACATATATATTTCATCTGATTGATCTAAAGAAGTTTTCTTAGTTTTAAATAATGATTCAACAATACGAATTCTAAATACTAAATTACTAGCATTAAAGTCTGAATAAATACATTGAATACTAGATTTATAACTATTTTTAATAGCAAAATGTATATCATCCATATTGATATTTTGTTCTAACATAGATTCTCTGTCTAATTCTAATCTAATAATCCATTTTGACATTTCATCTTTATTTTCAATGCTACAACCATCAGTTTTTTCAATCATTTTTTCAAACATATTGTATTCTTTCATCAAATCTTTATCTTCATCAATTAATGTTGTCATTTTATCAGGGTCAAAACAAATAGATACTTTATTAGTAATATCACGTAAACAAGTATGCTCTAATTTATATTTAAGTTCTAAGGCTTTTTCAACATGTTCTTCATCTTTATCTTTTAAGTAAATAGTTACACCAGGTTTTTTTGGGTTAGCGCTAAGAGATAAAATTTCTTCTATTCTAGGAACACCACGAGTTACATTGGATTTACTTGCTACACCAGCAAAATGAAAAGTATTCAAGGTCATTTGTGTAGTTGGTTCACCTATTGATTGAGCACTAATCATTCCAACCATCTCACCGGGATGTACCAATGATTTTTTATATTGTAAAACAATAGTTTCTAGTAAAAGAATAATTGATTTTTTGTTAAATTTATTTACAAGAAGCAAATCTTTTGGAGATAAGTAGTAATAATATGCTACTTTAAATAATTTTGTAGGGGCAAACAAAGGCATTTTTTCTAGAGATTCATATGTTTGATCAATTAATTCATACACTTCGTGTGGTGTGATATTTACTATAGAATCTTTTTGAATATGTAACTGATTTTGAACATTTGTAATAATTCTAAAGAAATTAACAGGTATATGAATTTTAATATTGTCTTCATATTTAAAGACATGTTTAATTAAATCTTCACGTGAATCAAGCATATATGATAATATTTTTTTAGTTTGTTCTTTTAATTTACTATCTTGTATTTTAATTCTTTTGATACAATCTTTTGTAAAATTAGTAGTGTAAACATCATTTTTATCAAAAGTAGGCATTTGATAATGCGCATATATTTCTTCAATAGACATTTTGGTTAGTGGTAATACTTGATTTTCTGTTTTACAAGAGTCAATACAATCATAACCATATTTAAACTGAATAATTTTATTTTTATTATTTCTAGCAGTCATATCATATGAAACTTTAATATCTTCCAATCCTTTAATTAATCTTCTCTGTATATAACCTGTTTGACTTGTTTTTACTGCTGTATCAATAAGACCTATTCTACCACCAACAGCATGAAAGAACATTTCTTCTGGAGTTAATCCCTGAATAAATGAAGATTCAACAAAACCTCTGGCTTCAGGAGAGTCATTAAATTTAGTATAATGTGGTAGTGTGCGATTATCAAAACCATAAGGAATACGCTTTCCGTCTACATTTTGTTGACCTAAACAAGAAATCATTTGAGCAATATTTAATGTTTTACCTTTACTACCGGCTTTAACCATAATAACAAATTTATTATCTTTAGATAAACTTTCTCTTCCAATTTTACCTGCTGCTGATGCTGCTTCATTTAATAAAGAATTTACCTGTGTTTCAAACTCTTCAGCATTACTTCGTCCTGTATTATTATCGAAAACACCCAAATGTAGTTGTTGAATTAAATTATTTACATCTTGTTTCTTTTTATTAATAGCAGTAGTAATTTTTTCATTAGTTTCTTCATTAGCAATTAAATCACTAATACCAACACTATAAGAACTTTTTTTCATATATTCAGTTACAATAAACTGAAGTTCATCAATAAATTGTGTTGCTCTTTCATTGCCGAAATCATTAAATATTCTTTGTATCAATCCTTTAGAGTTGCTATCTAAAATACCTTTATCTATTTGTCCTCTTAACATTTTACCATTTACTATTTCAATAATATTATTAGTTGTTTTCTTGTTATCTTTACCTGAAAATCCACCGTTTTGAAATTTACAACTCATTTCTGGAAATATTTGCGATAAAACATCAAAATTAGTTAATGTATCTTTATTTTGAATATTGCCGATATTAATGTTTTGAACACCCATTAACAAGTTCATTGCGTCACGCTGTGAAAATTTAATATTGCTCCTAGTTAATCTATATGTACTAAGCAATGAATCTTGAAATATACCAATAATAGATTTATTATTAGCAGGACTAATAATTTGTTTAGTAACAATAGCAAGATTTCTTAATTCACTAGCGGCTTCAATATCCTGTGGTCCATGCATATTCATCTCATCTCCATCAAAATCAGCATTATATGGTTTGGTATCTGCAACATTCATTCTAAATGTATTACCTACATGCATTATTTTAACAATGTGACACATCATACTCATTCTATGTAGTGTAGGTTGTCTGTTAAATAAAACAGGATCGCCATCTTGTAAATGTCTATGTATAATATCGCCGTATTGTAAATCAATAGAGTTTCTATCTATTTGTCTTAATGAAATGTTGTCGCCGTTTCCTTTCTCCCATATATTAGCACCGGGCCATTGGTCAGGTCCATTTAACACTAACTTAGTAAGATAATTTTTATTTCTTTTGTTGACTACAACTTTAACAGTAATATTTTTTGCAATTTTAAGTGGAACGCCTAATTCTCTAATAGATAAAGCAGGGTCAGGACCAATAACAGATCTAGCACTATAATCAACACGTTTTCCCATTAAATTTCCTCTAACTCTACCTTGTTTACCAACCAGTCTTTCTTTAATTGATTTTAAAGCACGTCCTGAACGTTGTGCTACTGAAGCAACACCCGGTATTTTATTATCAATCATGGTAGCAACATAATATTGAAGTACAGTATGCCAATCATCTATAACTTTTGAAGGTGCGTTACTTTCTATTTTTTCTTGAAGAGTTTTGTTTGCTTTAATAATGTTAACAATAATGTGTGAAATATCATCTTCACTTCGCTGTTGAGCATCATGTTTCACAGATGGTCTTACAGCCGGTGGTGGTACAGACATTACTTGACATATCATCCAATCGGGTCTAGACCATATAGGACTAAATCCCATAAAATGAATATCTTCATTATTAATTCTTCTGAATATTTTTAAAACCAATTCAGGTATTAATTTCATAATTTTTTTGTCTTCTATTTGACCATCTTGATTTGCGATTTTATCTGTATTTTCCCATTCAGCATACAATGTTGCTAAACCTTCTTTTGATATTTTTTTTGGTTTTTTACAACCACATCCATCTTCGGTTTCTTCACCACATCGTTTTATTTTGTTACACAATTTAAATACAGCATCCCATCGTTGTTTATTAGATAAATTTAACAAGTTTTGATATTTCTTTTTATTGATTAGTAATTTACTACATTTTAAACAAACACATCTCAATATTTTTAATATACTATTTAAGAATTGAATATAAAATACCGGACGAGCCAGTTCAATATGACCAAAATATCCTGGTGTTTTTATATAATTGTGACCATCAGTTGGACATATAAATCCTGGTTCTAATACACCCATACGTGGATCAAATAACCCACCAATAACAGGTTTATTGTTAATATAAGTGTCTCTGGTTACTATTTCAGCAACTGAACCACGACGTATTTCTTCAGGACTTAATATGCTAAACTGAATTCCAATAATTTTAGACGGTTTTTCATTTTTTTCATTCATTTTATAACTGTAATACATACTATTTAGATTGTTTTTTGTCAATTTTATTGAAAAAGAAGTATTTGAATTATTAATTAAATTGATAAAAAATTTAAACAAAAATATGTGTAAATATACAAATGAGTGAACCTGAAAAAAACACGAAAAAAAATCAAAAAATAAAGATGAAGATTAAAGAAAAAAAAAAGCATTCTGCTAAAAAAAGTAAGGTACCAAAGAAAAAAGAAAAATTAAAAAACAAGAAAGTATATAAACAAAACGAATCTAGTGATAGTGACGATTCTGAATGGATACCAGAAGAAAATAATTATGAACATAGTGAAAGTGATGATTATACAGAAGGTTCAGAATATGACAACGAGAACTTACATGATGAATCAATAACCAGAATAATCAGTAAAATGTTTCCAAAAAAGACACCAAAAGATAAAAAGAAACAATTAGAAAAAATAGATGAATTTGTTAAAAAAGAGAAAAGAGAGAAAAAAGAAAATAGAAATAAAAAAAATAATCGTAAAATGAAAACAAGAAATAAAAAAAAACAGGAAAAACATCAAGAAGAAAGTGAATATAGTGATGTAGAAGAAGAAATAGATACTGCTAATTACTATTATGATGATGAAGAATATTATGATGAAGAAGAAGAAGATGATTATTTACCAGATGATTTATCAGATGAAGAACTAAAAGAAATGTTAAAACAAAACATGAAATTTAACATTATTTTCACAGTTGGAGATAAAAATGGCGGTGCGTATGGTCCCGGAATGGGTTATGAATTAGAAGATGAAGAATATTATGATGAAGAATATTATGATGAAGAATATGATGATGATGATGACGATAGTTTTGAACGTGCTGTAGAAGAGCAACGAAGAAAAATTAAAGAAGAAAAAAATTTTATAAAAGGAGAACCTGTAAAAGTATTGTATAAAAAGAAATGGCATGATGGAAAAATTCTAAAGAAAAATAAAGTAAAAGTAAAAGGTTTAAAAAAGCCTGAGTATAGATATGATGTAAAGGTTTGGATAAAAGAAAACAAGTCAAAAGAAATAACAATGATAAAATCAAAAAACTTAAAAAAAATAAGTGAAGAAGAAAATGAACAACATACGTTAAATGAATTAAAAGAACTAGTAAGTATTAGAAATAAAGAAGGTAAAGATGCTATGATGAAGAGATTTGAAGAAATGTGTAAGATAAATGATAAGCATAATGAAATTAAAAAGAAAAAGGATGAAGAAAAAACAAAAAGTAAAAATATTACTACACTAAGAAAGTTGTTAAGAGAAAAAAATGTTATGAATGATTTTAAATATTTTAAAAGCATGGAATTAAAAACACAAGAAAAAATATTAGAGCAATTAAGAGAAGTAAAAAAATTCAGCGATGTAGAAAAGCCTTATCGTTTGGCACTATTAGAATCTGATATACCAGTTGCTTTTAAATCAAACGCTTTAAGAAAAATAAATACATTGCAATATATGGATCCAGGTTCTGGTGAATATTATAAAATAAAACAATGGGTGGATGGTTTTATGAGAATTCCTTTTTGTAAAAACGCAACGTTACCGTTAACACTAGATGATGGTATTGATAAATGTAATGAATTTTTAGAAAAATCAAAAAACATACTAGATAAAGCAGTATTTGGTTTAGATGATGCTAAGATGCAAATTATGCAAATGATGGGACAGTTGATAAGTAATCCAGATTCAGTTGGTTCAGCAATAGCAATTCAGGGACCAATGGGAACAGGTAAAACAACATTAGTAAAAGAAGGTATTAGCAAAATATTAAATAGACCATTTGCGTTTTTAGCATTGGGTGGTGCTACGGATAGTAGTTTTCTAGAAGGACACTCATATACTTATGAAGGAAGTATATGGGGTAAAATTGTAGATATAGTAATTAATAGTAAATGTATGAATCCAGTATTTTATTTTGATGAATTAGATAAAGTAAGTGATACACCAAAAGGAGAAGAGATTATAGGTATATTGACACATTTAACAGATACAACACAAAACACGTGTTTTCATGATAAATATTTTGCCAATATTGATTTTGATTTAAGTAAGGCATTATTTATATTTAGTTATAACGATGAAAGAAAAGTAAATAAAATTTTAAAAGATAGAATGTATACAATTAAAACAAAAGGGTATGATAAAAATGAAAAGATAACAATTGCTAAAAATTATTTATTGCCTGCGATCCAAAAATTAATTAAGTTTAATAAAGAAGATATAATTATTGAAGATAAAGTGTTAGAGCATATTATAACGCAATACACTGAAGGTGAAAAAGGTGTAAGAAATCTTAAAAGATGTTTAGAAATTATTCATACTAAAATAAATTTATGTAGATTAATGAAACCAGATACAAACTTATTTGAAAAAGAGAAAACAATTAAAGTAGAATTTCCATTTAATGTAACAACAAAAGTAGTAGACATATTAATAAAAATAAATAAAGAAAATAACATACCGTTTGGAATGTATTTGTAATTAAAAAAGAGACATTTTAATTTGAGTTCCGCGTTTAAATGTGTTATTGTTAAAAATTAAATTTTTTTTTGTTATTTTTTGACTTTGTAAAAATTTTTCTCTTTGTTGTTGTGTATTTTGATTTAAATTTTTTTTAAACAAGTCTTTACCACAATTACAAGGCATATATCTTATATTTATATTTTAAATATTAGTGAAATATAAATAAAGAGAAAAAAAAATAATATATTAATGGATTCTTTACTATTGATAACTCATGCGACAGCTTTATTTCCAATGATGGTTTTTTTATGGAGTTGGAAAAGAAGAAAAGATACTGCTTCTGTTTTTATGTTTATAAAATTTATTTATGCAGTTACATATTCATTATTATATCACTCTCACCATAGTTTACCAGATGACAAAGTATTTACAACAGATTATGATTATGATAATTGGGCTTTATTAGATGGTTATGCTGCTTCTGCTTTAATATTTACAACTGTTTTATATGCGTTACGTGTTCGAGAACCTCAATTTTATATTACAAGTTTTGCTGTAGAAAATATAGTATTAGTTGTTTATTTGTGGGAGCAACTAGATCATGCTTTAATATTGACATGGTATTTATCAGTATGTAGTGCGATAGTTTGTATATTAAAATGGAGAACTATTTGGAGATATTTATTGCGTTTTAAATGTTTATCATTTCTTTCTATTGTTTGTGGTATAACGGCAATAATAGTATATTGTATAGCGGTAAAGGAATGGTATAATGAAGTATATATAAAATATCATTCTATGTGGCATTGTTTTGTTTTCTTAACAGGTGGATTTGTTTCTCTTTTAAGATATAACTTAGATGAACAATTATACCCAATATCAAGAAGAGCACATTTAGATTCAATATAATTCTATTTCTACATAAATATTTGTTTTTCCTTTTGGTTCAAAAATATTTTTGTCATTCATTTTGAAAATACCTTTATTATATAAAACTTTTGTTTGTTTTTTTATAATATTTATTTCAGCACCTTCAATAGTAAATTTATTTTCTCCCAATGAAAACGTTAACTCATTTTCTTCTAATATCTTAGCAATAGAATAATTTAAATAAATAAAAATATTATTATTGTTATCTAAATGTAATGATTTTATTTTTGTATCTGTAATATCTAATTCTGGTTCAATCTTAATAATTAAATCATTTTTTTCTACTTGATAATATAATTCATGATGCCATAGTGGAATATAAAACTCTTTTTCAAAAATATCCAATTTAAATATATTTCCTTCTAATAAGTCATCTATATTTGGATTTAATATGATAACATTATCATCTTTCATTTTATATCTAAGAATAGTTTGTATTTTTTTCAACATATCTTTATCATAATTAAATATAGAATTATACTGAAATATAAAGTCAAAGAGTTTTTGTGATTTTTCTTTATCTAATTTTTCAAAAATTTTTAGAGATGCTTTATTAATAATACCTTTTAATGTTGTTTCTATAAAAACATTACTTTTAAATGTACCATCTATGTCAAATTCACTAATAATTGTTTTTAATAATTCACTATAACTTATATTGTGATTTACATATCTATATCTTTCATCATGACGATTTAATAAAAAATCATATGCCTCTGATATTTCTTGAAATAGTATATTAGCATTTTCTTTATTTGGATTTTTATCTGGATGATTTTTTAAAGCAGCAATATGATATGCTTTTCTTAACATTTTTTCCGTATGTTTGAGCCCTAAATTTAAAATTCTACAAGCGCGATTATAATCCATGTATAATCTTACATAAATAATATAAAAATCCCTCTAAATGGTAAATGGGTCTATAATTATTGTTATAATACTTAAAAAAAATAAACATTCTATCAAATACTAATTTAATATTATTATTGTTTATTTGTTTTGTTTCAATAAAATGTTTTATTATTTCCCACATACAATAATTTATATTTAATTGATAAATAAACATTTCATAAATTTGTTCACGTAAAGTCATAAATTTTAATTCATCATAATTAACAATACTATTTATAATTTTATTAACAATAATTTTGTTTGGTTGTTGTAACTGCTGTATATTAGATTTAATATTTTTAATATTAATTATTTTAGATATATCATAATTTTTGTTTAATGTTTTTCCAGTTATTTTTTTATAAGACTGTTTTGTTGGTCTTTTAAATGGTATTATTTGACAGCGATTTAAAATATTGGTTGGAATAAATCCAATATCTTCTGTAATTAAAATATATATAAGTTTAATGTTTTTATGAGATAGTGTCTGCATATAACTGTAAAATATATCCAACAACTCACTATGAATTTTATGAAAATTTTTACATAAAATAATACCAGTATGATCTGGTGAAGCAGACAAAATATCTATTATGTGATAAAAAAAATCATTCCATAATAATTTTGCGTTACATCCTAATAATTCCATATCAACTTCATAATGTATATCACTTATTTTAAATACATATGTTTTCTTATTTTGAAAATTGAAATTAATTTTGCGTTCATACTTTAAATTTGTTTTACTGAATTGTTTTATAAAATTCAGTGCTTGTGTGTATTTTCCTATACCGGATGGTCCGTAAAAAATTAAATTATTTTGTTTATCAATTGGTTTACTTACTAATTTTAAGACATCCTGGCAATCTTTATGTAAATTTATATTTTTACAACTATTTATATAGTCTTCAAATTTGCTTTCTAAGTATTTCATTATAATAAATGCTTATTATCTTTTTAATACTTAAAAAGATTTAATTAATTATTTTAATGACTAGTAAATTATATGAAAAAAATATAGAAGACTTAAATAAATTAAAGACAACACATCCAAATTTATCTAGTTTTTGGTTAGAATATATGGAAAAAAAAGAAGCCACATATTTAAAAGCGCACGAAAACTGTAAGAAATTTTTAGATAATATAAATAAATATCCAGATTTTGATAACAAAACTATTTTAACATTGATGATGATTAAAAATGGTTTATTAAATAATGATTATTAACTTAAACGTATATCAATATATATATTATATGTATATAACACTTGACCCGGAACAATTAGATACTAACAATATTGTTGTATCTGAAAGAAATATAAATAATATAATGGATAATGCTTATTTTTATAGAATATTTTATAGTGATGAGTATATGAATTTAAATGGTATATTTATTTATTTTACATTATCAAATATAAAGATTGAAAAATATTTTAATAAAATTAAATGTTTTTTTTTAGGTGATGATAATAATTTAATCATTGAAAAGATAAAAAACATAGAAAAAGAAATATTAGAAAAATTTGGAAATTTTAATTTACAAAAAAAAATTCCAACTTATAGAATAGAAGAACAAATAGAAAATAAATTTATAAAGTTATATTCAGATGTAACGGAAACTGAAAAAAAACAAAACATTGAATTGATACTAAAAATATCTGGTATATGGGAAGATGATAATAAATATGGTATTACATTTAGATTTTTGTTATTATAATAATTTACCACCATCATCAGTTACAATTTTTGTAGTATAAAAATAAAACCATACTGTTAAAGAAAATCCTATAAATGTGGCTAAAAACCATGGATAAAACAATAAAAAGGAATCTTTCAATGCTCTTAGTCCTGTTTTCTTTAAAGGATTAATATATTTACTATAAGTGTAAAAAATATACATAAAAATTTGTATAATAATTAGTAAACCAGATAAGAAACCATATAAACTTTGAAAATTGGTTTTATGATAATGTGTACCTAATAACTTTAATATTAAAAATATTTGACTTATTATAAATAATCCTGGAACCCATCCCATTAATGTATTAGATAAAATGCCTGTTAAACTTTGATTGCGATGTCCCATTTTAACTTCTTCAAAAAATGTAATTATCATTAACCCTACAATAGCAAATAACAATGCTATAAAAGGCATTGCTTTTGCGTTGTTAGCAGTTATATTTAAACTTCTAAATACTGTAAATAGTATAGTAGAAATTATAACAAGTGCCCACGTTATAAAAAAAAACTGATTTTTCATATCAATATTATCAAACATTGAATTTGGATTAATATCTTTTTTTGGACTAATATTTCTACTCATAATATCCCTTGCTTTAAATTGTTGATCTGACATATATATATTTATTAACTATTTTAAAATAAAGAAAATTATTTATATAATATATATAAAATGGCTAATAGAATAGCAAATGTTATTCCACACATGAAGTCTTATGTTCTAGGAAAAAGAACAATATCTATACATTCTTACGATCGTGATAAAAATAAATTTAAAGAGGCAAACGAGTTTGAAATTAAATTACCCGAAACATTTACGAATATTCAAGCAATACGTTTTGTTAATTTAGATATGCCTGAAAATTTATTTGTTTTTACAAATAAATATCAAAATACTAAATTATCATTTAAAATTAATAGTACAAATACTATTTATACTATTCAAATACAAGAAGGGCGATATAATAATGAACAAATAGTTAAAGAAATAGTTTCAAAAATGAATAAGGCTGTAAGTTCTACATACAATAAATTTATATGTAAACATAATGTTGTAAATAATACGTTTTGGTTTGGAAACAGCCAGGATAATTTTACTTTATTATTTAATAAAGAAGAATCTTATTCATTACCAAGTGGTTATGTTAGAGTTTTTAGAAATGATAAATTTTGGGGTCTACCTTATTTTTTAGGTTTTGATAAAAAAGAATACAGTAGTGTAACAACAACAAGTGATTTTGGTTTTGATTATGAAAGCCCAACAAAATGGTTATCTACTTCTGGTTATTATGTTGATTCAAATAACAATAGAGAAATAAATTTATATGGACGTAATGTTATTTATGTAGAATTAGACAAAAAAAATAAAATAGACGAATTAACTCCATATTCAAAAAAAACTTCAACAATGTATGGTAATGATTATAGTGGTAAAACTGGTAGCGCATTTGCTAAATTAATTTTTGAAAATGATGAAAATAAATGTTGTTTAGATAGTGGTACAGAAAGAAAAATTTCTTATTATAGTCCTGCTCTTAGACATATTGATAGACTAAGATTTAGATTTCGTTTTCACGACCAATTATTAGTTGACTTTAGAAATAGAGATTTTAGTTTTTCTCTTGAATTTACTATGTTGATGGATAGTCAAGAAGCACAACCTTTTACAGTTCCAAAATCATTGGTATTATCTTAAACTTCGTGCTCTTGTGAAATCCAACTGCGCAATTCATCTAAATCAGCAAAATCATTTTTCCAATCTTTACCTTTTAATGTTAAGAATCTAGGTTTTTTCATATATTGTGCCTTATAAAATATATATGGACCATACTTACCTTTTCGTATAGAAAGCGTCTCATCAAATTGATGTAATATGTTAGGATTTGATAAAGATTTTTTACCTTCCAATACTGGTATAACATCTTTTAATTCGATATCATTAATGTCTTTATTTATTAGTTTTACAGAATAGTTTTTGTTATTGTAATTAACATACAATCCATATTTACCATTTCTTAATACAACACTATTATTATTATACTCTCCTAAATTTTTACTAGCATTTTGCGAATTTGCTTTATTATCTATTAAATCAGAAAGTGAATATTCACCACTACGTAATTTATGCATATCTATATTTTTCTTTATTGGTAGAAATGTTGCTTTACCATTTACTTCTTTTTTGATACATGGTCCATATTTTCCAAAAAGAAATGTATGATCTTTATCAATTTTAAACATTGCTTTATGACTTTTATCTATATTTTTTGTTAAAGAATCTATCTCATTATTACAATTATAACATAATTTATGCCAAATATAATTTCCTTTTGAAATTAAATCTAATGTATCTTCCATAGATTTTGTGTAATCATACATAAATAATGAATCAAAATTTTTCAATAAAAATTCAATAACCATTCTCCCCAATGGTTGTAAAACTAATTTATTTTTTTCATTACCAAATACTCTTTTGGTTCTATTTTCAGTTATTTCACTATCTATTAATTCAAAATCTATACAGTTAATTTCTTTTCCTTCAACATCTTGTTTTTTTACATATTCTCTATCTTGAATTTTAGATATCAAACTTGAAAATGTGCTAGGTCTACCTATTCCTTTTTTTTCTAACATTTGAACTAATCTAGCTTCTGTAAAATGTGTTTTAAGTTCTTTCATTGAAACTTTACTGTTAATTTTTTTGTAGTCGATTATACTATTTTTTTTTATACTATTTAAAAATTTATATAATTCAGGTTCATTTGTTAAAGCACCACATACTGCCTGCCATCCTAAAAAGGTAACAATTTCAACTGAATATTTATATTTATATTTATCTGGAGATGTTATACTAGCAGTTATACTAGAATAAATAGCAGGTGCCATACAACTTTCTATGGTATTTTCCCGTATTAATTTATATAATTTTTGTTCTGGTGATGGTAAGTTTTTTATAGAAACTGTTTCTATTTTAGTAGGACGTATTGCTTCGTGAGCCTCTTGTGCTAGTGCCTTTTTTTCAGTTTTTACATTATTACATAATTTATTTACATTAACATTTAAATATGCTTTACCGTAATTACTTGATATATATTTTTTTGCTATAGCAATAAATTCTTTACTGTATTTTTTACTATCTGTTCTCATATATGTGATATAACCATTTTCATATAATGTTTGAGCCAACTTCATTGTTCTTTTTGGAGAATAACCAAAACAATTACTGGCTTTTTGTTGTAATGTACTTGTAGTAAATGGTGTTGGTTGTTTTTTTTCAACTTCTCTAGGTTTTGATATAGAATATTTATGGTCATGATTTACTGATTTTTCTAAAAAGTCACCAATGTCATCTTCAGAATTATGATTATGATTTAATTTAAACGGTAAATCTTTTTCAGTAAATGTTCCAATAGTATCATATACTTTTTTACCAGGTGAATTATCAATGTCTACTTGATTATCAAAAACTATTCTAAGTGCAGGTGTTTGGCATCTTCCTGCGCTTAATCCTTTTTTTGGTTTTTTACTAATATAATTATATAACATCGGTGATAGTTTAAATCCAACTATTTTATCTAGTATTTGTCTAGAATGTTGTGCGTAAACTTTATTCATATCTAGTCTTACAGGATTAGATATAGCATTTAATATAGCAGGTTTAGTTACCTCATGAAATATAATTCTTTTTGTATTTTCTACAGAAAGTTTGAAAACTTTACATATATGCCACGCTATTGCCTCACCTTCACGGTCATCATCTGTAGCCAGAATAACCTCACTAGATTTATTAATTGCTTTTGATAAATTTCCTATATATTTTTTTTTATTTGATAATAAAGCAAATGTAGGTTTAAAATTATTATCAAAGTCAATACATTTCAAACCATCTTTTGGACCACCTAATTGTCTTATATGTCCAAAACTAGCAACACATTTATATCCTTTACCTAGATAAGACTCTATTTTTTTGCATTTTGCCGGGGATTCAACTATTACTAATTTAGTCATTATATATCAAATATTATTAATATTTAATATATTTCAATTTATTGATTTACTAACCCACTTTTTTTAAATTCATTCCACGAAATATTTTTACACGATTTCTTTTTTTTAGTTTTAAATCCTTTACTTTTTTTATCACGACGTAAAGCACTATCGATATAGAGTTTTTTTAACAAACCACCAACTTCTACAGAAGCTTCATGTTGATCTAATACACCTTCTTCTATATCGCGTAATTTAGTCAAAAATTGATTTAGGATACTTAAATCCAATTCATCTCGCATTAATCTATTGAAAATATTTGTATAATTAACAAATAAGAAATTACATTTATTTACAGCCATTTGTTCAAATTGCTTAGGATTACTTTTTGATAATCTAGAATATTTAGTTTTAAGATATTGAAAACTTGAAATATCATTACCAATTAGTTTACTATGTTTTAAACTGCGTATTTTTTTAGTTGTATCTTCAGCACCATATTCTTTCACTAACTTTTGAAGATTTAATCTTTCCTCAGGATTCATTATAATGAATATTAAAAATTTTCTTTTATATTTTAATATTTTAATATTTATATTTTATATTTTAATATTTATATTTTATATAATGGCAAAAATTAAGAGAAAAACACAAAAAAGAGGTAGAAAAAAAAACTATAGAAAAACACGTAAAATAAAAAAAAGAAGAACTAGAAGAAAAAGTAAAAAAATAAGAAGAAAAAGAAGAAAAAAGAGTCGTAAGCAAAGAGGTGGTATGGCAACGTTATCTGAAGCATATGGAGGTTCTAACCTGGCGAATGTATCATCAAATGTAACAAATGGAGTAGAAGGAATGGAGAACCCATATGGTGTAAATGATCAACCTAGTTTTTCAAGTAAGGTTAGTGGTGAAATTGAAAAACAAGAAAAATCAAATGAAGAACAAGTAAAAGCAAATAAAGCAACAAAAAAAGGTCAAACTGGTGGAATGGCAACGTTGTCTGAAGCATATGGTGGTGTAAGTAGTAATTTTGAACCTGTTACCACTGGTGTAGTTACTGGTTTAGGTAGTGCGGTTCTTGAAGGAAATACAAATAAAGGAGGTGTATCTGTTCCACAGTATAAAGGTTCGCCAGGAGCAAATAAAAATATAGTAAAAGCAGCAAAATTAGGCGAACAACAAAAAGAAAATAGAAAATTCGATACAATGCAAAAAGGAGGAGGAAGAAAAAATAAAAAGAAAAAAAGTAAGAAAAAACAAAAAGGAGGATGTGGTTGTCAAGAAAGATTTTAATTAATGTTTTTTAAAAAAATTTAAATAACATTATATTTTATTATGGGAGATTTTAAAGATATTTTAAATAGTGTAATTATTGTTTTATTATTTAAATCTGTAATTATTTTTGTATTTTTAATGACAAAAATAAAAGAAGTAAAAGAAAATTGGCCAAAATATAGGTGTAATCCTTCAGTAATGCCTTTTGCTGGAATGTTTGGACATGATGCTGCTTCTAATTTTGTATTTTGTTTGTCTAATATTCAGGGAGGTTTAATGGAATTCTTTTTAAAACCTATTAATGGTGTAATAGGAATATTATCATATTTAGGAAGTGGATTCTTAGAAGATATACAGGCTATGCGTGGTTTAATAAATTGGTTAAAAAAAGCCAGTTCAATGTTTAGTATAAATATTTTCAGTATTTTAGGTTCTGTTATGAGTCAGTTTCAAAATATGATTATAAAAGTAAAAGACACCATGTTTAAACTTATAGGTTTATTATTTGTAGTTTATAAATTAATACAATCAACTGTTTTAGTTGGAAAAAGTACGTGGAATGGGCCAATAGGAGATGTTGTAAGAATATTTTGCTTTCATCCAAAAACAAAGGTTGTTTTAAAGAATGGTAAAAAAGTAAATATGAAAGATATAAATTTAGGAGATGTTTTGGAAAATGGTAGCACTGTCCTGGGGACTTTAAAAATAAAAGGTGAACCATCTAATTGTTTTTATAAAATTTTTAGTAAAAAATTAAACGATTATATTTATGTAACCGGTGGTCATAAGATTTTACCTGATAATAAATTAGATAATAGTAAATTAGATAATTTTATTGATGTGGAACAATTTAATAAGGCAGAAAAAACAAATAAATATGAAGAACAATTAAGTTGTTTAATTACAGATAATCATTTAATTCCCGTTGGTGAATATACTTTTTGGGATTGGGAAGATTAATTTATATATTATCCATATATATTATTATGGATAATATTAATATTAGAAACGAATTATTTTTCGAAAAAATGAAAAAAATATATAATAAAACAAGTTATTGGGATTTATATGGAACATCTGTTTTATGGATGATATTAATAAAAGTAATATTTATTGTTATCTTTATTTATTTTTATTTTAAAGCACGAATGCAACCAATAAGAGATGATTGGGTAAATATGAGATGTCATCCTGCTGTGATACCATTTGCTGGTTTTATAAATAGTCCGAAAGGAACAAATATATTTAAATTTACTGCTATGAATTTTACATTTTGTGTAAGTAATATTTTAGGTAGTATTGTTGAATATTTCTTTACACCTATTTACAAGTCTCTTAGTATAGTATTAAATAGTTTTGAAGGGATAAAAGATACAATTGAAGGTATGCGTGTTATGATGAGATGGTTAATTGATCAAGTAATAATGATTTTAGATTATATTTTATCAATGGTTATGAAACTGCTTGCACCTATTTACATGATATTAATGAAATTTCAAGACAGTATGAATAAAAGTGTTGGGTTACTTACAATTATTATAAATGTAATTATTGCTGGTTTATATAGTTTAACGTCTATTGTTAGTATTGTTATGGCTATTTGTATAGCAGTATTAGTAACATTATCTATATTAGCAATTTTGTTTTTCGTTATTTGGGCAATTTTTCCATTAAATATTCCAGCATTAACAATGGGATTTTCTTATGTGGCTATAATGGTTGGTTTAATGATACCTGTAGCAATAGCAACTGTATTTGTTGGACAAGTTTTAAGTGTTGCAACAAAGGCGATGCCTCCTGTTCCAGCCCCGGGTAAACCAAAATGTTTTGATGAAGATACAATATTAGAAACTCAACGTGGATTAATACCTATAAAAAATATAGTTATAGGAGATATATTAAAAAATAATAGTATTGTGGAAGGTATATTTAAGTTATCTAGTAGCGATCAAAATATGTATAATTTAGATGGTGTTATTGTTTCTGGAACACATAAAGTAATGTATAAAAATAAAATGATAAATGTATCTCAACATCCTCATGCTGTTTATATTGAAAATTATAGAAAACCAATAATTTATTGTTTGAATACTTCTAATAAAAGAATTTATTTAAATGATTATGAATTTTTTGATTGGGATGAAATTGAAAAAAGTGATTTACAAAAATTAAATGAATTTGCTTTAATTAAAGAAGCAAAATACGAATTAATACATAAATATTTAGATGGTGGATTTCATGGTGATACTGAAATTGAATTATTAGATGGACAATCAGTTAAAATTAAAGATGTAAATGTAAATGACGTTTTAAGATTTGGTGAAATAGTAAAAGGTATTGTTATAATAGATGGAACAAATGTAAATCATTTAAAAAAATATACATTAAATAAAAACACATACATTTGTGGTCCTAATATTAATATTAATGACAATGATTTAGGCAAATTTTCTACTTATAACTTACAAGGTATTAATCATAAAAAACAAAAATATTTATATCATTTAATCACTGATAAAAATTCATTTATTATTGATGGTGTAAGATTTTTAGATTACAACAGTTGTATAGAAGAAATATTAGATAATGAAATATTAAATTATTATTGATTTAAATATACTATTAATGTATATATGAAAATAAATGCAAGACACGCTAGCATTGTTTTAATTGGATTATTAATACTAATTATTTTAGGTTCTATTTGTTATAAATGTGTTATATGGGAAAATATGGTAGGGTCAAATATAAATGAAAATTTACAAGAAGGTAATAAAAAGTCATATTTAAATAAAAAAATAGAAATTAAAGAAGAACCATTTGAAAGTTATAGTAATCCCAATGTACCTTTAAGAGAAGGTGAATTATATTTTTTTGGTAGAAATACATTTACTCCTGAATGTTGTGCTTTTAATAGTAATGTTAGTAATGGTCGTGGTTGCGCTTGTATAACAAAAGAGCAGATTGATTTTTTATCAAATAGGGGTAAATTAAATTAAAATTTAACATTTAAAATATTTTAAATGTTTAATATATAAGATATGGATAATAATGAAATAATACATAGTCATCAATTATTAAAAGATATAGCAGTTACAACATTTGGACAATGGTTAGATGATGAAAATAATATATATAATATTAGCGATTTTTATGATCGTGTTATAAATTACATAAACAATAATGTAGATTATACTAGTGAAAAAACTAATGTAGATAAAAGTTGGTATGATGATATTAAGAAATTGTGTAACGCATTAATAGAGTATCAATCATATCGTTTTACTATATTACATGCACACGGTGAATTATCTGGTAGTAGTATGGGTAAACATAAAATGTTTCAAGTGAAAAATAGTAAAATACACGACATTTTAGATAATATGGCAAATAAATGGATTAAAACGAAAAAAAAAATAGAAGAAGAAAATTATGAAGATAGACCATCTAATATGTCAAATCCGGTATTTAAGAGTTTTTTTACAAGTGAATTAGGTGAAACAAAAGGGTCTCTTTATGCGAAAACACAAGAAGAAAAAGACAAAGATAAAGAAACTCAAATAAGTAAACAAAAAAAAAGAGAAGATGACCCTAAAAATAGTTATAAACCAAAAATACAATCACAACAACAAGTCGATGAAGGAAAAAAAGAAGATGTCAATGAAGAAAAAAAAGAAGAAGTCGATGAAGAAAAAAAAGAAGATGTAGTAGAAGAAACATCGGAACAAAAAAGAAAAAAACTAGAAGAACAAATACAAAGTCTAAAAAATTTTGAAACATTAAAAAATGATGATAAAACATTAGAACAATTAAGCAAATTTTATGGTAAAAAAGACGAAGAAAAGAAAGACGAAGAAAAGAAAGACGAAGAAAAGCAAACTGGTGGTAGTATGTTTTTTCCTACTCTATTAGAAGAATTATCAAAACTTCGTAAATTAATAGAAAAATATAATATACCAGAATTACAATTTAATAAAGATTCTACAATTGAATTTATTAAAAAATTTTATAGTGATCCTGAAGCATCTATTTTCGAAGAAGATATAAATAATATTGCGCAAATTTACGAGGAAATGAAACAATATAAAAGTCAATTGTTAATAGTATTAGATGAAAGTAAAATAAATAACAAAAATAAAGATAAAATTCCTGAAAATGCTTTATTAATCAAAAAAGGTTTATTTTTTGGACCAGCCAAACATTATACAGAAAATAAAGCCGTTTCGCATAAAACAATGTTTGGTAAAAATAGATCTGATTTTCATGGTAAACAAAGAATGAACGTTACAAAAATGAGTGGTGGTGATCCAATTACACAAACAGTAGATTCTAAAGAAAAAGAGGCTATTTCAAATATTGAAAATGAATATAAAAAAGAACAAGATAAAGTAACAGAAGATATAAAAAACGCCAAAAATGATTGTGAAGAAAAAGAAAAAAAAGCAAATGAGAAAGCAGAACAACAAGAAAAAGAATTAAGAGATAGAGAACATGAAATAGAAAAGATACGTGAAACAACAAAAATAAATGCAGAATCCTATAAAGAAACAATGAAGGAAATTCAAGAAATTATAGAAAAAGCAAAACAAGAAATATTAGCAAAAAAAATAGAGTGTCAAGCAGTAGAAAAATCAAAAGAAGTTGATGAACAACAAATTAAAGATATAAAAAAACAAGAAGAAGATGTTAAAAGTCAAATCAGTATTAATGAAGAACAAATGAAAATATTAACAGATAAAATAGATAGTTTAAAAGAAGAAAGAAATAAAGCAAGTAATGTGGAAGAAAATGAAAAAATAAGCAAAGAAATAAATGAGGTTATAAATAGAAAAGAAATTGTAGAAAATAGACAAACTAATCTTGTTGGAATGCAAAATAATTTATCTACATTAAAAGAAAAATCTGAAGAACAATTATCCGATAAAGATAAACAAATGGCAGAAATGCAAGATATGATAAAAAAAATGAAAGAAGAAGTAAAAACACAACAAAATCAATCAAATGTTCAAACGTTTAATTTTGGTAATATGATGGGTCCTGGTGTAGGAACTACTACAAGTAAAAAAAAGAAGAAAAAGAAAAACAAGAAAAAGAAACATCGTTATGATGATAGTGATAGTGATGAAGAAAGCAGTGACGAAGAAAGTAGTGATGAAGAAAGCAGTGACGAAGAAAGTAGTGATGAAGAAAGCAGTGACGAAGAAAGTAGTGATAGTGATAGTGAAGATAAAAAAGATGAAGATAAAAAAGATGAAGATAAAACAGATGAAGATAAAACAGATGAAGAAAAAGATGATAAAAAAGAAGAAATAGTGAAAAAAATAGATGATGAAATAAATAAAATCAAAATAGATTTTGATATTAATTTTGATAATTGGCCAGGAGGATTTCAAATAACAGATATGACAGATAATACAATAAATATTAATAAAGTTATTAATATTCCACAAGATATAAAAAAGCAAGTAGATACGAAAAAAGATATAGTAAATGGAAATGCCGAACAAGAAAACAAAGATAAAGCAAAAGACGAATTAAATAAAATATTAAATTACTTGAAACAACTTATTGAAAAATATAAATCAAAAGATGAAAATTTAAAATCAAAAAATATTATTGATGAATATATAAATTGGAATGAAGAAACAAAAAAACAAATAGAAGAAATAAAAACAATAATAAAAGAATTAAAAAAAATAGATAAAGAAAAATCTAAAGAAAAGAAAAAAGAAGTAGACGCAAAAAAAGATGAAGTAAATAATAAAAAGGAGGAATACAAACAAATAATTAAAACTTATGTGAAAGAAATACAAGAAATAATAATAATTATTGAAAAAGTAATAAATAATGAAGATACAAAACAAGATGACGATGAAAATAAAGAAGAAGATACAAAAACAGAAGATGACGATGAAAATAAAGAAGAAGATACAAAAACAGAAGATGACGATGAAAATAAAGAAGAAGATACAAAAACAGAAGATGACGATGAAAATAAAGAAGAAGATACAAAAACAGAAGATGATGATGAAAATAAAGAAGAAGATACAAAAACAGAAGATGATGATGAACAGGGTGATCAAGATGACCAAGATGATGGAGATAATTGCGATACCAAATTAAAAAATATAATAACAAAATATGAAGAAGAATTTAATAAATTAAAAGAAGAATGTAAATCAGTAACACCCGATAATGCTATAGAAATATGTAAAAAATGTAACACTAATGCTAATATTTTATTAGAAAACATAGATTCATCATTAAGTAGTTCTGAATGTGATGAAAATAATGAATTAAAGCAGTTTAAAGAAAAAATAGGTAAATTTTTAGAAAATATAAATACATCATGTAAGGATTATTTGACTGATGAACAAAAAAAACAAATAGAAGAAGAAAGTGGAAATATTGTTCAGTGTAGAAAAATAACTTTACAAGCATTACTAACATTTAAAGTATGGAAAAATGATGCAATAATACTTAAATCAAAAGAATTTTTTATAAGAAAATTAAACATGGTACACGGACAACATTTACCAAAAAAAATGAAAGAATGTTTAGATCGTGGAGTAAAAGTATTAAATGGTCCAAAAATTAAAACATTAACTAAAGAACTTAATAATATACTTCAAAAACTTGGAAAATTAATTAAAAACTTACAAAAAGAATCAAATGATGTGGAAAAATGTAAAGTTTTAGCAAAAGAATTAATAGAATTATTAAAATTATGGAATAAATCAAAATTACAAATGGAAAAAATTAAGTTTGATATATTATCAAAATGTATAACTGCATTAAAAACATCTGTTATAAATACACCAACTATTGCTTCATATTATCATCAATTGTGGAGTGGAATTATACAAACAAGAAGTGCTAATAATAAATTAGTTGGTACACATATGGCATCATTGAATAAGCTTATTAATTCATCAAGTCGGATTAATAAAAATGAAATCTAATAATTAATATAATAATATTTGAGTATTAAAAATATGATTATATAATATATAATGGATGAAGGTTATAAAAAACTTTTACAAGATTTAAGTAATCATTCAAAATTCTTAAGTAAGTTTGATACTTTCGGAGAAGATAAACAAACAGCAGGAATTGATACTGGATTAGATTTAATCTCGCAATTACTAGGATATAATATTGTTTTTTCAAACGTAGTTCAAAATGAAACAAAAAATGAAACAAAAAATGAAACAGATATAAATAATATAGATGATAGTTCATGGGGTTCACAAATGGATTCAATTAGTGGTAATAATAATGAAAATGCTGGTTCAAGTTCAAGTGATGCTGGAACAAGTTTAAATAATACAGGTGTTATTGATCCTTTAATAAATAATCCACCACCAAAAGCTCCAATTATTCCAGAAAAAATACCGCAACAATTTACAAAAAATGATGTAAAACCACCAGTAGTTTCGGATCCAAATGAAGTGTTTGATGCTCAAAAAGTTACGGTCGAGAGTAAAATTGCTGGAATGGGAAATGTAAAGCCAAAAGATTCATCTATAGAAGGATTGACAAAAATAGAAGAAGAAACAGATGAAAAATTTGCTAATATATATTATAAATATTATATAAAATTAAGACAATGTTTAAATAGTGAATTATTAACCATTATTGGTGCAATACATTTTAATGATCGTGGTTTATTACAATTAAGTAATGATCAAAAAGCATTTATAAATAATGTAAAAAAAAATTTATTTATACAATTAACCGATAATGAATATGAACGTTTAAATTTACTAATTGAGCAAACAGAAGAGGAGAGAAAAGAGGTATTCGATATAATTATTAAGCGAGATAGTAAGTATAGTGTTTCTCCACACAAAAATTGTATAATGATATATGCTCTTCCCTGGATATTGCATTTTGCTTATAGAGGTCAAAGTATTGTTGCATCAGAACCATTATATGACCAAATAGTATCAAACAAAAGTATATTTGAAAATAATTTAATTATTAAAGAAAATATACAAGAAATTGGCAGTATTACAACAAAAATGATTGAACAAACAAAATTATTAGAAACTTATAAAAAAGATATTGTTACAGGAAAAGGTAAGAATATATATAATACCATATTAAAACAATATCAAATACAAGTTCAGGGTAATAAAAGTGTTTTAGCACTTTTAAAAAGAAGAGATGATTGGAATAATGCTGAAAAGGGGATTACCGATTATTTACATAGACGATTTGTAATAACACCGGACACTATAAGCGAAACACATATAAAACCAATAACGTTATCTTATAATGATACACCACTTAAATTAGAAGATAAAACCAAACAATATGTATCAGATGATTTTACACATCAATATAATTATTATGGTTTTGATCATGTTTTTGGTTCAATTACAAAGAATGCTGATATAGCTACTCAAATAGAACCTTATGCTTATATTGGACCTAAGCCAAAAAAAAAAGAAAAATTTGAAGGTGATTATTCACCATTTGTTTTTATAGGTTATGGACAATCTGGTTCAGGAAAAACAAGTACATTAGTTTATTTAGATTTTAAAGATGAAGATGGTATTTTAATGGAATTAATATATAAATTAAGACCTAAAACAATAAAGTGTTCGATGATAGAAATATATGAACGACAAGCAGCGATAGATTCTGATACTACATGTATTGGTATAAAAGAACCAACGAGCAAAAACTACGTATTTACTAGTAAGGAAAAAAAGATACTAGGTGAAGAATTATCAAATAAACTTATGGAGACAGCAGGGGATGTTGTTAATTGTATTCCAGGCAAAACCGGACAAAAAAATAGATTAGAAATACCAGGTATTGAACTACCTGTTAAAGCATTAGTAAGTAATGATAATAATGCTAGCGGTGTATTAAGAAGAGTTACTATTGGAGAAGTATTAGATAAAGCGTTTGAAGAGGCTGGTAAATTTGGTGAAAGAAAAACAGCAAAAGCAAGCGATGGAAGAAACAGTGGAAATAATTTAGATGATGATGATAAAACGGTGGTTGAATTTAATAGAGTAAATGATAGGAAATATTCATATACACATAAACCAGATGCGTCAGGTCATGTGAATGGATTAGATAAAGATTTTACAGCAAAAAGTTATATATTACGTGGATTTGAATGTCGTGAAATAGCGCCAACTGGTAATAATAAACAAAGTTCTAGAAGTCATGTAGTTGTATATTTAGAATGTATATATGATAATGGTAAAATACAACCAATTTATGTATGTGATTTAGCAGGAGTAGAAAATGTATTTAATTGTAATAATGGTTCTGAAGATATATTAAGAATGAAAGCAAAAACTAAAGGTAATAAGAATTATGCAAAAGTGGATGTAGCTGATTCATATAACGCCGGATTTTTTAATGGGCGTGCTGGTAATATGGTGAAATATATTCATAACGATGTAATAAAAAGTAAGAGTGCTACAGGTGTTCCATTTTGTTTTCCTGACGGTTCGCCTAATGATGCGGGTGATCCAGATGGAATTGCTGATAAATATTTACCAACATTAATAAAGGAATGGGCATTAAGTAGTCCATATTACGTAAAAGGCGTGAACCAGCCTGGTGTTGCACCGAAATCGGGTATGGATTTTTCGAAACCACAGTTGGCAGAATTAAATGGTGAAAAAGGGGCAAGCAAAAAGGCGTGTGATGGTTTTGTAAAAAAAATAACCAAAACATTAAATTTAAAAGATAGTCCAATAGTAGTAAGTGGTTTAGAGAAGACTTTGAGAAAATTTTGGGGAAGTGCTAATCAGGCTTTGAAAAAGAAAGGAAGAAGTGCCGCATTAGATATGTGGGCGAAAGAACAAATAGATTGGAACACGGTTAATCAAAGCAAATTAAAACAATGGAAAGATGTTCAATATGCGAATAGAATAATTGGACCTGCGCAGATGGTTTTTGGTTCAATGTCTTCTCCTAATTGTGTAGAAGCATATAATGTAGGGTTTCAAAAAGCCTGTGAAATTAGAAGACTTGAAGGATATGTTATTAATGCTACACTTAGAGAATTAACAAAAGATTTAACAAGAATTGCTAAGAAAAGAATAAAAGAAAGAACTGAAGATGTTGATAACGCTAAACCTATATTATTCGGTGATACATATGATAGTTGGGAAAAAATAGCATTATCACAACATCCATTATTAGATTGGTATGATATTAATGACCCATTAGTAAGTGATTTTGGACTTATTTTAACGTCTATGTGTATGTTAAAAGAAAGAGAAGGTAAAGATATAAATGACAAATGGTCAAAATCTGAAAAACTAGATTATTTAAAACAATTCAAATATACAATGGTTACTGTTTTAAATGAAACATATATCATGAATTTAGGTAAAGAAGCAAGAACTCCAGCAGGAAATTTAATTTATGTTAATAATCCACCACTACCTCCTTATGTAAACGTAAGTGAATTACAAAAAAAAAGAGAGGAATGGTTGTTTTATAAAAATGATCCAAGAAAATTAAAATGGAATAGTTCACAAAAAGATGCAGACGTTAAAATACCTTATAAAGATGAAATGGTATTATCTTTTAAATTATTGTTATCTGAATATATTAATTTATTAGTAAGATTGTATAAGTACGATCTTTACCAAGAACAAATAGTAATGACTTTTAAAGAAATGATGTCATCCGCTAGTGCGTTATCTAAGTTAAATAGTGAAAAAGATGTTGAAAACATATTAGTAAATGGTGTGAAAAATAATAATTTGGTTAAATTTATCGAAACAAGTTCACAAACAATATTGGATAAGGTATTGAGTAATAATAGTGCCACATATATTGGAACAATTGAAACAACTGAACAAGTAAATAGAGTAGCAAGTAAAACACCAAATTCATTTAGATTAAATATAACCGCCGAACATGAAAGTTTGAAAACATTAGATAAGGAATCTTACAACAATCAAGCATTTAAAATATTATATAATTGTGTAAATAAATCTAGAGAAGGTGCTACTGGAGAAATAACATCAAATAGTGTGGAACCTGGAACGAATATTCAGGGTATATATTATGAATCATTATATCTTATAAATGATATGTATACAAAAGGTAATATAAGAAAACAATTATGTACTATGAAAGAAAAGGATATATATTCTATATTAGTAGCTATTGAAAGTGTTTTTCCAATAATGACCAAATATATAGATGCTAGAAAACTAGATAATTTATGGGAATGGATAACTAAAAACTCCGGAATGAGAGCACTCGCTTCTGGTGAAGAATACCCATTCCCAAATGACAAGGTAAAAGATACCGTATTTAGTGGGGAACAGCAGGCACAATTAAATACTTTATTAGAACCAGCAATAAAAGCAGGGGATGGATGTATAAGAAAACTAAATGAACTAATTGTAAATTTTTTAAAAGCGGAACCATCACCATATCATGTAAGCTATGACAATATAGGATTGATAACTATGGCCGCTAAAAGAGCCAGAGGAAAAAGTTTTGAAGTTAGGGGCTTTATGGCGCATAAACCAGAAGGATTGACATGGCCTAGAGGTGGACCTAGCCTACAACTTCCTAAGTATACGAGATTTATGAATTTGGTATTGATGGGAGATTTACTTGTTAATAAACAATACAGAGAACATACAGAAACAAAACCAACTATTTCTATCATGAAATATTTAGCAAAAGATGAATTTACCATTAATGTATATACAGAATTTTTAAGTGATACGCAAGAAAAAAGTGCGTATGAATGTAAATTACATAAAGATGAATGTCCAGTAAAACCTGAAATGATAAGTTATATTAATCCTGCTTTAACTTTTGCCGATGCAAATTCTGTTAAGAGAAAAGGAAGAAGTGTAGGTTCTAAAACAGTTACATTAAATGAACCAGATTATTGGATTGATAAAGGTTTAAAACAAACAAGTTATTATGAAGAATTAGGATTACATATATGGAATAATAGCAAAGGAGATATTAATAATATGAGACCGTTTGCTCTTAGAAAAGAAATGAATTACGGCACAGGTGGTGCTTATAAGAAAAAACGTAGTAGAAGAAAAAATAAAAAATTAAAAAGAAAACAAACAAGGCGTAAAAAATAATTTATAAATCATAACATAAAAAAATTTTATAGTATGATTATTCAAATAATATTACATAATTTAATTATGCGTTATTTTTCTTCTTACGACGAACTACCTTCTTCTTCTTCTTAACTGGTTCTGGTGCTGGTTGTTCTTCTTCTTCTTCTTCCTCCTCTTCTTCATCTTCGTCGTCATCATCGAATGTTGGCTTACTATCTTCCTCTTCTTCATCTTGTTCTTCTGCCTTTTCTCTTTCTGCTAGTGATTCCATAGCATCTTCATCATCACTATCATCCGCTACGTGACAAGTTCCACTACCCAACAATCTCTGTGGTGGTCTTACCTTGGCTTGAACCAATGACCATGAAATACCCCATCTACCACCTACAAAACTAATTTGTGTACACTTCATCAATCCTACAATGTGAGATCCCTTTTGGATCAAATTAACTGGTGTTCCCTTAGTATTGTTATCACCACCCTTCATAAGATAAGTTGGCTTACCTTCAGTATCATACAATTCTACCATAAACTTGTTATCCCAAACAGGAATCTTCAACTTCATAGTATATGATTCACTACCATCATCTCTTGTATAACACTTAACAAAAGGCCACGTCATTGCTTCTGCTACTTCTTTTGACATCTTCGCTTTTCCAAACCATTCTTTAGAATTCGCTGCTGCGTCTTCCAATAGTTTCTCATGTAATGCTTTCATATTTTCAAGAAATTTTGCTTGTGCTGTGCTTTTATGAGGCTCAAACTGAAGTGCCAAATCATATTTGACTGTTCCAGTTTGCTCATTAGGCCATTCATTAACTCCCCACGTCAACATAAGAGGGAATTGTAGCACCAAACCATTACCACCATTTAGACCTAGTTTAATATTTTTACCACCATATTTGTTTACAGAAGGTTTACTATATGTGACATCATCACAATTAAATTCTTTAGCTTTAACGCACTGAGTTGTATTCTTAGACATATTGAATATACTATATTTATTTCATTATTTTTTAAGTCAATTTTTTTAAAAAATAATAAAATTCAAATACTTATTCTTCTTGCAACAGGAATTCCATATGTTTATCTTTTGGGTCTAATGCTACATCAGCGTGTAAGGTTGGTACATTACTTTGTTTTATATTCTGCAAATTTTCAGGATTATTTATTTCTTTGATATTTATTTTTTTTTCTGATTTTGGTACAATCGGTGGTAGTTTTGACATATTGCCTAATTGAGGATGATTTGGTAATGCCCAACTATTTCTATTTTTATTGCTTAGTCTTTTTGAAATTTTTCTAAAATTTTTTTTAGCATCTTGTAAATTGGGTGGTGGGCCATTTGGTGGCGGGCCATTTGGAGGACAAGGCAACTTTGGTTTTAATATATCAGATCCTTCTTTATTTATATGTTTTTTACTCTGTTTTCTATCCATACTCTGTTTTCTTAAAATATCGAAATCTTTACCTTTAAAAGGTTCTAGATCTTTAATTTTATCTTTTGTTAATCCAGTTTCTATATCATGTTTTTCATGTTTTTCTTTTATTTTTAATGTGACATTACCAGGAGATATTGGTTCTTTTTTTTCACAACATTTACATTTACATTTATAACAGATTATTAACGTTGTAATACTTGTTAATAAAACACCACAAACTATACCTAAAATAATAATTATTAATAATTCATTTTTTATAACTTTATCTTTTTCGTTATTTTCATCAATTAAATATTTTTTTGATTTAGAATAATCTATATTTGAATTATTTTGTTGTTTATCAGGATTAACTGGTGAAATAGTAGATGTTGTTGGTCGCGTTGTTGTTGCCGTCTTTGGTATTGTAGTTGTTATCGTTTTTGTTGTAGTTGGTTGTTGTGTAGGTGTAGTCGTTGGCATTTTAGTAGTAGTTAAATATTCTTTTGTTGTTGTAGTTGGTTGTTGTGTTGTGGTAGTTGGTAATGATGTTGTAGTAATAATTTTCGTCGTTGTTATTGGTTTTGTTGTTGTAGGATTATTTGTTTCTACATTATTAGATGGTGGTGACCAACCCTGTGAAGCAAGGTAATCGTAAAACCATGAAGGTATATTACTAGAAGTTGTTGTAGTTGGTTGTTGTGTCGTGGTAGTTGGTTGTTGTGTTGTTGTTTGTGTAATATTTTGCTTACACATATATAATGTAACTTCTTGATTGTTATTGTAATTCGTCCATAATTTCTCACAATTATTTGGAATTGAATTACAACCTATTATAAAAAATAAAAATAAGAGTACAATATTTTTCATTACATTATGTAGTTTAATACTTTTTAAGTTTATTTAATAAATAGTTATCCTCTGAATTCTTCCTCAATAACAAAGACTATTTAAAAATGTTTTTATTAATATATATAAAATAGATGAAAACAGCAAAAAATCTAACTCCAAAAACATATCTACATAATTATATTTATGATGACATAAAACCATTAATAAAAAAAAAGCGAAAAAAGGTAAAAGCGTGTGATTTTAAAGTGATTGAACCTAAAAATTATTTAAACATTTTAACCATAAATTACAATGTAAATCAATTGAAACAAATGTGTAAAAAATATAAATTAAAAGTTAGTGGTAATAAATCAGAATTAATGTATAGAATTTATAATTTTTTAAAATATTCATATTTTAGTATAAAAATACAAAAAAACTACAGAGGATATTTATATAGATTATATGAAAAATTAAAAGGACCAGGTTATAGAAATAGAAAATTATGTTGTAATGAAACAGATTTTTTGTTATTTGAAAAAATAAATAATTTACCAGAAAAACAAATTTATACATATAAAGATAAGGATGGTTTCATTTATGCTTTTGATATATGTTCGATATGGAATTTAATTTATTTAAATAAAAATAATCAAAATCCATACAATAGAAATGAGTTTCCAGAAGATACAATACATAAAATAAGAAAAATAGTACATATTGGTAAAATTTATAATTACGACATAAACATAAAAGTAGACAAAAGCGATATAGATAATTTATCTTTAAATAAAAAGATCGAACTAAAAACACTTGAAATTTTTCAAAAAATAGAGAAATTTGGACACATAACTAATATATCATGGTTTTTAAATTTAACAAAAGTTAAATTATTTTCTTTCATGAGAGAATTAATTGATATATGGGAATATAGAGCACAAATAACATTAGATACAAAAAGAAATATATTTCCTCCAAATGGCAATCCTTTTCATAATATACATTTTATAAGATTGCGTGAAAAAAAAATAGAATATATTCAAGAAAAATTTTTGAGATTAATAAATCGATTAATTACTTATGGAATTAATGAAGAATATTGCAAATTAGGAGCATTATACATTTTAGGTGCTCTTACAATGGTTAATAATAATGCCGCAAATGCTCTTCCATGGTTGTACGAATCATTTATGATAGTTCACTAAAAATAACATTTACATATAATTAATTGTTATTTGTTCTGCAGTAATTTTTTATATATATATTTAAAAAATGAACTTAAAGCGAACACTCTTATATAAATTATAAGATGCCAAAGAAAACATCGAAAAAAGTCGCCTCCAAGGCAAAAGCCGCTTCTAAAAAAGTTGAAGCCCCACCTGCTCCTGCTAAAGTAGTAGAAGCACCAGCAGCACCTGTTGAGAATGCTCCTCCAACTCTAGATGATCAATTTTCATCGCTTCTAGCACAATTGGTTGCTCTAAGAAGTCAATTGACAAAAGTAACTACTGAAGTTCGTGTACTACAAAAAAGAACTGATCGTGAAATGAAGGCAGCACAAAAAAATGGACGTAAGCGTCGTGCTAACAAGGGAACTCGTGCTCCATCTGGTTTTGTAAAACCAACTCAAATTAGTAATGAACTTGCTAGTTTTTTGGGAAAAGATAAGGGAACTGAAATGGCTAGAACTGAAGTTACTCGTGAAATCAATGCTTACATTAGAAAGCATAACCTACAAGACCCAAAAAATGGTCGCCACATTCTTCCAGACAGTAAGTTGCGTAAGTTGTTGAAATTGAAGAAAGATGATGAATTGACTTACTTTAATCTTCAACGTTACATGAGTCCACATTTCGCAAAAGGTGGAAAGAGTCCAACTGCTAACTCTATGTAAATATCATTAAATGATAAATAATAATTAAAAAATTTTTTTTATTATTTATTGAATTCAAATACTTATTATGTAAACACAAATGAATAGTTTGTGAGAAATTTTTCTAGTTCGATATTATTTATATTATTTTGAATTATATCGTATTTCATAGAATCGTTTAATTTAAATATTGTTTTAACATGATTTAACTTATCGTATGTTGTTTTATCAATATATTTTTCTAATAACCAATCGTAAAATTCTTCTTCTGTTTTTAAATTATTATATCTTACCAATATTTTATAAGCATAATAAATATTATATTTACTTGTATTATAATCTGTCCCTGAAAATATACACAATTGTTGAAATAAATTACTATTAATATCTAGTGTATTTAATATATTTGTATAATTATACAACACTACATTATGTTTTATAATACTGAAATATCTTAATACTCTAGTACAACCATACACAAACATATCTGTATCTTCACTTAAACAAGCATATGCTAGATTTTTTTTAACTAAATAACAACACAATATATCTGCTTCTCCATTAGCAATTATATAAGGCATTCCATATAATTTTAGTAAATTTTGAACTTGATATATATCCTCACTATTTACTCTAACACAATTCTTTTTCAACTGAGTTAATTTATTTTCCATTTCTTCTTTTTTTTTTACATTTATTTCCATTTCTATCGATTTTTTTAAAGCATCGCACTCTTTTTCTATTTCTTTTTTTTTCTCTGAACGTTTTTGCAATGTTTCAGTTTTTTCTTCTGGACGATCGCCATCAAATATAAATATAGGTTTAATTTGATAATATTTAAATATACTACATAAATGATAAATATTTTCTATTAAAGCATTTTCACCTTTAAATCTATAAAGATAAATTGATATATCAATAACAATTGTTTTATCTTTTAGTTTTGAGAGGTGAATTAACTGGATGTCTTTTTTACATTGTTTCCTCAAAAATTTATTTAATAACTTGATGCCCATTTTTGATATATAAAAATTATATAATTATATATCAATTTAATTAAACATCTAGTTCGCTAACGGACATTCTTAGATTAGTTAAAATAAAATCATCATTAATTTCATTATATTTTTTATGTAAATTATTTATTGTTTTTGTTAATTTTTTATCATTATAATTATTTTTTATAAAACTATAAAATTTATTTAGATTTGTTTCGTTTTTTGTAAATGTTAATACATTTATATTAATTTTATCACACCACTTTATAAACTTTTCAGCATTAAAAATTAGTATACCTTTTATAAAATAATAGGCAAATACATTTGTTTTTTCTCTATATTGTTTTCTTGATAATTCGCTAATTTCATCTTTTTTATACAAATCCTCATAAGATAAATTATAAAAATGAAGTATTTTTACACACTGTAATAAAGTATGTATTTTTTCATTGTATAAAAAGAAATCAAAATATAATTTCAATTCATTATAATTTTTTTTTGTTTCTATTATAAAAAAACTACAAAACATAATATTAAAAATCTCAGCCCAAAACTCAGAATAAGCCTCGTATAAATTAAATTTACTATCTATTGGAAATATCTTTTTTATTTTTTTATTTAAATTGCTAGTAAACATCATTGAAAAATCTAAACATAGCGAATGAAATGTTTCATGAATAAACACTTTAAACCACTCTTCTTTTCTGTATATAAATATTTCTGTTTTTTCTTGACAAGCATATGTTGAACCTGTATTACAATTTAACTCGTCTAATATTCCTATTTTATTTTCTGGTAATTTTTTCTTGAAATCGGTAAGGGCTATATTTATAGTTAAATCATTTAATGAATTATTTTTTGTATACGAAAACACAAATTTTAACCAAATTAACATCATAGATAACATATTTTCGTACTTATAAAGTGTATTTAATTCTTTTTCTTCTACAATAAAGTTTATTGTAATATTTTTGTTTAATAAAGCAACATTATAACTTATTAATGTTCTATTATTTTCTATAATATAATTATGTATTACTTTTGGAGAGAAATGCATTAATGTTGATATATCTTTAAAATTATTTATATTTTTTATTTCTTTTTTTACAGAAGATAGTAATATTTTTATATGATTTTCAGCAATGATAAGTTCTTTATGAAATGATTTTAATATGCTATCAATTAATGGCGATTTTGTATTTTTATTTTCATTTATTTTTAATAAATATTTTATGGTTTTTTCAGAAAGTTTTGTTAATTTCATTATATATATTAATAAGTGTTTTTTTATTATTATTTAATAATAATAAAAAATTAGGTTGAGTTAAATTGTTTTCTTAACTTCATAGTATCTTGAAACACTACTGGTTTACATCCCCTAACAAAATGCTGTAATTTTGCGTCTTTTGTTAGTATTAACATTTTTTTTAAATCTTCATTTTGACTATATTTTGCATATTGACCTTTTTCCATAACTTTAAATTTATTTTCCATAAAATCTTCATCCATTTTAATTTCTTTTGGTCTGTAACGTATTTTTTTATAAATACCACTTTTACCACCTAATCGCTGAGCAATTGTTGGATCTTTTGATAACTCTTTTGGTAATTGTTTTATCCATTGTGGTTCTTCTTCATGGTCTTCGTGTGATAAAGAAAATTTACTATAAAATACTGGATGATTATTTTTAAATTTACTTCCTTGATAATAATGTTCTACACTACTCCATCTTTTACCATCAACAGTAAATTCTGATACCCAAAAATTAGATAACTGCTTTCTCCAGTTTTTAATCTGATGTAATTCCGCAAATTCTTTTTCTTTACCTAGAGGCATTTTTTCTCCTGCCCCTTTTCCTGGCAAAACATGTCTAGATTTACTATAAAATTGGAATACAACATCATCGTTATGTAACTTATCTTTAGGTTGATTTTGGATTTCACACGTAGAAGATCCATCTTTTTCTGGTTCTTGTACATTTTCTTGTAATTTATCATCCATCATATCTTTAAATGCTGGTATAAAATTATATATTGTCTTTCCATTTGACTCCATACATTTTAATTTAATAAGATTTTTTATTGAATATGGTAATTCAGAAAATGTAAACGCACGTTTGTTTTTATATGTTATTAATTTGTAATGGTTTCCAGTATAATCTACTAATAAATAATATTTTGGATTAAATATTTTCTTACCTGCTTCTATATTTGAAGATGCCATTTGACATTGTAACACATTATCATTATCTTTTTCAGAATAATTTCCTGAATTAAAAATAATTAATTTTACATTTATTACCTTTTCTAATAAATCAATTGCCCAATAATCTGCCCAAAATTTACATGTCTGTAATATTTCTTTAAATTGTCCTACATTACCTATATCTTTCATAAAAGCATATTCTCCCAACAATTCTTTTGTAACACTTAAACTATTTTTTTCTTGTTGAAATTTCTTTTTTAATTTCTTTCCTTTAATTGCCATTTGTTTTTGCTTATCTCTATCTTTTTCTGTTTTAATTTCTTGTCCTAACAATTGATATTCTTTTTTTATTTTATTTATTACAATAGATTGATTTTTTATTTCATTTTGAAATTCATCATATATTTGTTTATATTCTTTAAATTTTTCTTCTGTAGCATTATCAGCTAACATTTTTCTAAGAATATCAACAGTTACTTCTTTATTTAATCCTTTTAATCCTTCTCTTATTACCGCAAATAAACAATCACCATTAGATTCTACATCTTGTATATCGTAATTATTATTATGTAAGAATTTTTCCATCCATGTATTATGTGATTCATTTACATAGAATTCTCTTTCTTTTTTATCTTGAGTTAATGACTGACCTTCTTGAATAACATCATCTGCGTTTTCTAATTGTTCAAATTCGTTTTTTTCTTCTTCTAATGGTTGTTGTTCTTCTTCTGGTTCATCTTCTTCATCTTCTTTTTTTGGTTCTTCATCATCACTTAAATCAATTGGATCTTCATCGTATATACTTTTTTCTGATTCTTCTAAAATTTTTTCTTCTTTATCGTCTTCTTGATTTTCTTCTGGAAATCTTGCTTTTAAATATTTTTTATCAACAAAACCATATAATAATGGTTCATTAATTTTTGTTAAATCAATGTCACCATCATTGTCTTCAATATTATCACTAGGATTAAACTCAAAAACACCTATTTGTTCATCTATATTATCATTAATACAAGAGTAAATTCTGGTGTATAAAATTTTTTTATCAGCATACTCATAATTGATTTTGCCCAGGCAAATCATACATTCAAAACCTAATATAGGATAAATATATAATAAAGCATCCATTTCATCATCTTTTTTATCAATGTCATTTTTTTCTTTATAATTTATCTCATTGTTTATTTTTGATTGAACCATATATCTTAATCAAATATTATATATTTTCTTAAATAGTTATCTTCCATTAATTCATTTAAATAAAACCATAAAGTTTGTCGTCTTTCAACAATTACACAATTTTCTGGATTATTTTCAAATGATAATATATCTTCTATAAGTTTATCTTTTGTTTTTTTACGTATACTTATTTCATAATATTCTGCTATTTTAATCAAATCTTTTTTTAAATAATTTGTTTTGTAATCTAATATTTGTGCATATGCTGAATCATAATCAGAAAAATCATTTTCTTCTAGCGATATTTTTTCGATTTCTTCGTTTATTTCTTTTATTTCATCATCATAATTATTTTCTACAACAATGTTCTTTTTTTCTTTTATAGATATACTTAATGGATTCATATTAAGTATATATATCAATTAATCCTTATATTATTTAATTACTCAATTTCTTCAAAAATATCCATGTACTTAAATAATGATTTCGAAGACATTCCATTATATTGTTTTAAATTTAATAATGAAAAGTATTCTATTTTATCTACAATATTATGCCATTCATTATGAGATTCTATACAATCTTTACCATCTACGATAAGTATAAATAAATTTTCAGAAATTTCTTCTATAATATATCTACTATCTGAATTTTCTAAATTTTGGTCGGTAACTTCTATCAACAACATAATAATATTTACAACTTCTTCTTTATCTATAACATTATTATTCATTAAATGAACGAAAAATTTACTTAATGCTTTTCTTTTTTCGTTTACTTTATTTATCTGACAAAATTTATCATAATTTTCTTCTGGTGAAACATATTCTATTTTTTCAAACAATTCCATAAAATTGTGGAAATTTTCATTACATATTTCATCCATTACTTTATAATCATTTATCAAACATTTATATAAATTAGCATATAACTTTGACCAAAAACTATTTATACTACTCATTTCAAAAATTGTATTTCCAATTTTATTTAAAGCATCTTTATCGTCTATATAAATATTTATCACCTGTTTAATCTGTTCATATAATTCTTCATAATTATCATCTGTCATTTTATTTAAATAAGACCTGATTTTATCTATATCAGCATCAATGCCTTCTACATTTTTTTCTAAAACAGTTGGAACATAATTTCTTATTGCTTCCCAATCTTCTTTTGATAATGTTTTCTTTTTTTTATAGTTTTTCTGAAAATTTGGTGTTCTATTATAATTTGGAGCCCCAACTTTATTTGATAATTCATTTATTTTTTTTATTACTTCTTCGGAAATGTAATTTTCATTGTTTATGTTATTAAATTTTTCAAAGAAATCATATGTATAATGTTTATCAACCATAGATGTCATAATTTATAATTTAGATTATTATTTATATTGTTTTCAATTTAATATAAAAAGACACTTAAACACATTTTATTTTATTTAATTATCAATGTCTTCTATCGTAGCAAATTCCGAAATAAATGAATGGGATGATCCCAATATAGATTTAAAAACTCAATTATTACGTGGTATTTACTCTATAGGTTTTGAGAAACCTAGTCCAGTACAAAAAAAAGTGATAAAACCAATGACAAAAGTAAATAGTAATGGTAAGCGTCGTGATATAATAGCACAAGCACAATCTGGTACAGGTAAAACTGGTGCTTTTAGTGTAAGTGCCTTACAAATATTAAATGAAAAAGAAAAGAAAACTCAAGTATTAATTTTGGCACCAACACATGAATTAGCCAGACAAATTAAAGGTGTAATTGATAACTTAAGTATTTATTTAAAAGTTCAAACCCAATTACTTATTGGAGGAACAAATATTGAAGAAAGTAAAAAAAATTTAGAAGAAAACACCCCGCAAATTGTGGTAGGAACTCCTGGACGTGTTCATGATATGATTAAACGTAAATATTTAAATACAGAATTTATAGAATTACTTATTGTAGATGAAGCAGATGAAATGTTAGATACAGGATTTAAAGAACAAATGTATAAAATATTTTCATATGTAAATCAAAATGTACAAATAGGATTATTTAGTGCAACACTTCCAGAAGAATTAACACCACTAATTAACAAATTTATGAGAAACCCAACAAAAATTCTTGTAAAATCTGAAATGTTAACATTACAAGGTATTGCGCAATATTATGTTAAGTTGAACGGTGATGAACATAAATATGAAACATTAAAAGATTTGTTTGATTCAATGGCTGTATCTCAAGCAATTATTTATTGTAATAGTATTAGGCGTGTTGATGATTTGTATTCAGCAATGATTGAAGATAAATTTCCTGTTAAAAAAATACATGGTAAAATGAGTCAATCAGAAAGAAAAGAAAATTTTAAACATTTTAAAAATGGTGGTTGCCGTGTATTAATTACATCTGATTTATTTGCTCGTGGTATAGATGTTCAACAAGTAAGTATTGTTATTAATTTTGATGTTCCAAAATCTGAACATACATATTTACATAGAATCGGACGTTCAGGTAGATGGGGTAGAAAAGGTATCGCAATTAATTTTCTAACAAAACACGACCAAAACAAGATAGAAAGAATAGAAAAACATTATCAAACGGTTATAAAAGAAATGCCAAGTAATTATACAAGTCATTTAGGATATTAATTCGTCATATAATAAATCTTATTTTCTTTTTTTCTCTTAATGGAAATAAAAAAAGAAAATGACAAAAACACAGTTTATAATTTGTTTAAATTACCTATCGAATATAATGAAAAAACCAAAAAAATATTTGATAATTTAAAAAATGATCTTGAATTAACAAAAAATATTGACCCAACAAAAAAATCAATATATCAACATATTTTAAATCCTTCTACAAACATAGGAGAACAATGTCTCGATAAATGGTCAGAAAATTATACAACAGATATAACATTTTTAACCGATACACAAAAATTATACAAAAATATATATGATTTATCAATAAATAAAGAAAATATTGATAAAATGACAAGTATTTGGGGAAAAATAAAAGATGACAAAAACTTTATCGAAAAATACAACTATATGAGTTGGGATAAATTAGCCTGGCTAAATAAATCCAAATTCTATTTATCATTAACTTCTTTTTATCATATAACATCTCCTGTATGGAATTTATTGAGTCCATTATTTGCTTTAGTTTTCCCATTTGTTCTTTTAAAAATTATGCGTGTGCCTTTAAACATGGAAATGTATAAAAAGGTTTTAGAAAAACAATTCAAAAATCATATAATTGGACAGGCTTTAACAAGTTTTACCACAGTTCCAATGTATAAAAAAGTTTATCTATTATTTATGGTCTGGATTTATTTTTACAATATATATCAAAATGTTATAAGTTGTTATCGGTTTTATAGAAATATTTACTTAATAACAGATAATATTAACTGTATTAAAGAATACTCTGAATTAACATTGAAAAATATTGATCTAATTTTGTTTAAAATAAAGAATTTGTCATCTTATAAAAAATTTTCAATTGAATTAGATATGTATCGTGATAAACTATATAAATTCAATAAGTCATTAAATTTACTTAATTTAACTGGTTCATTTAAACAACGACTGTTTGACATGGGAAATATTATGAAAGAATATTATTGCATTTATAATGATAGTGAATTAAACAATATTTTAAATTATAGTTTGGGTTTTAATGGATATATTGATAATATTTGTGGTTTAAGAGAAAATATAATAAGTAAAAAAATTAATCAATGTAAATATGGTCATGAAGTTAATTTTAAAGATATGTATCATCCTGCCATAGAAGGAAAAATAGTAAAAAATAATGTAAAACTAACCAAAAATAAAATTATAACTGGACCTAACGCTGCTGGTAAAACAACATTGTTAAAATCAACTATTATTAATATATTATTTTCACAACAAATGGGTTTTGGTTACTATAAATCAGCAAAACTTTATCCATATGACTATATACATTGTTATATTAATATTCCAGATACGTCTGCTAGAGATAGTTTGTTTCAAGCAGAAGCAAGAAGATGTAAAAATATTTTGACAAGTATTGAAGAAAATCCCCAGGCTAGACATTTCTGTATTTTTGATGAATTGTTTTCCGGAACAAATCCATATGAAGCAATTAGCAGTGGTTATGGATACTTAACATATATATCCAAACTAAGTAATATTAGATTTATGTTAACAACACATTTTGTTCAATTATGTAATTTATTAGATAAAAATAAAAATATAGCAAATGAAAATATGGAAACAACCATCGATAACAATAAACCAATTTATTCTTATAAAGTAATTAATGGAATATCAAAAATTAAAGGAGCAATTTGTGTATTAAAAGATTTAAAATATCCAAAAATTATTTTAAGAAAAAGTGAAAAAATATTAAAAAAACTATAGTTCGTTTGTTTAGAAGTATTATTATGTCATAGTTAATTAATATGATATCCAGAGAATTGGCCATTAATTTAGGAATTACTTTAGTATTTTCCATAGGATTATTTGTTTATTTTAATTCAAAGGTAAACAAAGTAGAAAATAAAATTAACGCGGTTTTTGAAATCATTCAAGAACATAATAAACCAAATCACAACGGTATGATGTACCAAAATAATCAAACTCAAGATATGGGTGAATATATGCAAATAAATGAAGTTTTAGAAAAAGATAATAATTTAGTTGAAATTTCTGAAGATGAAAGTGGAAGTGAAGAAGAAAGTGGAAGTGAAGAAGAAAGTGGTAGTGAAGAAGAAAGTGGTAGCGAAGAAGAAAGTGGTGAAGAAGAAAGTAATAGTGAATCAAAACAACTTGAATCAGATGTATTAGATAAACAACCTGAAAATGTATCTCTTGAAAATAAAGAAAGCGATGTTATTGAACTAGATGTAGAAAGTGTTCCTAATGAATCAACCGTAAAAGAAGTTGAACAAGTTACTATTGAACCACCTTCTACTATTAATATAAGTGAGTTGTTAGCAAAAAAATCTAATGAACAACAAGAAAAAGATGAAGAAGAAAATGATAGTTTGGATGATGTAAGTGAATTAGATGACGATGATGATGAAAAAGAAGAAGGAAAGACTGATAAACCTTTAGCCAAATGGACTATGCAAGAATTAAAAGACTACGCAGCAATAAAAAAATTAAAAAAATATAAAAGTTTAACAAAAAACAAATTAATTGAATTAATAGAAAATGCTGAATAAATTTTTATATGATAATTATATAAATGAGTTGGGGCACATGCTATTCCGGTTCTAATAACATCCATTTTGATTATCCGGCAATTATGAGTGATGGTAGATTATTTACATCAAGAGATCCTGCTTGTATGAGAAATTCTATGATTAAACAATCTGCTGGTATAACTGATAATTATCAATACAGACAATATTTAATGAAAAATGCAGAAAACATTATTAAATCAAATTCAGAAAGCAGCACTGACCAATGTTGCTTTTCCAAAAATGTTCTTCACAAGAAAAAACCAACAAATAATAAATATATATATGAATCTTGTAGTGATTCCAATCAACCTTATGGTTATGAAACTTCTGATTTGAAAAATGTTTATTTAACAAGAAGAGAATTACAAAGTCAATTAGTTTCACCAATATTAACACAAGAAGAATTGTTAAAACTTAGATCTTAAATTTTATATATTTCAAAAAAATATATAAGATTAAAATAGTAAATAGTATATGAATTTATTAAGTATTGACGTTGGTATGAAGCATTTAGCATATTGTCATTTTGTAATTGATAAAAAAGATTACTACATTTCACAATGGGGTGTTATTAATTTATGTCGCGACGATAATATACATTGTTGTGGTAAAATGAAAAATAACAAACCATGTAAAAATGCTAGTAGATATTACAAAAATGATAAATATTATTGTAAAATACACGCAAAAAAAACAGAGTATAAAGTACCTACAAAAAAATTAGAAAAAAAAGCAATAAAAAAACTAAAAGTATTTGATGTTAAAATGTTATGTGACGAAATGAATATAAAATATAAAAAAAAAGAAAAAAAAGATAATTGTATCGATTTAATTTACAA